CACTTCAGATCGATTTACGGGAATGGCGAAGAGTTGTTGATGACGCAGACACAAATCAGTATTACTGACAATATCGTATAAAATATCGTTGATTGCTCATGCGCAAAAGTAATCTAACTCGCAAGAGTTAAAGATAAAAAATTTTAGGAGGAATTTTATCATGGGACTTAAGAAAACAAATTACGAGGTAAAAGACTACGGGGTAACGCTTCCTGAAGCGTATGCTGTCATTACCAAACTGGAAATTGAAGGTGAACATGGCCGTGCGGAATTTTCCGTTCAGGCTTCACCGAGAGCGAACTGCTTCAATTTACAGTCGTATGAGAGACGCATTGTTGATTTCAAGTATACCGATAGAACGAAGAACCCCTTCGATGTCGCTTATCTTGCAGCGAAGGAAATCAGAACAGGCAAAGAGTTCGGTCGTGAGTTTGAGTACAAAATGCCGTTCTATGGCTGGGAAGACGATATTGTAACCGAGTAATTTCGTAAAACCTTTCGGTGTATAGGCTAACCGAGTCACATAATACCTGATATCTGCATATAATAGTAGTGTAGGGAGGTATTGAAGTATGAATTATCAATTTCCGCAACCGTATCAGATTGTAAAAGTGAACGGGGAACGCGGAGCAGACGCGTTGCCAATGTATCCGCGCTCGGAGGTGTTGGCTCTTGACACATCTTGTACAGATATGATTCTTGCTTGGTACATCACAACTGATGATGCTGGATGTAAGACGAAGACTCTTTACAAGATGGATGTGTACAATCCGCCGAGACAACCAAATTTGAATGATGTTATGGAACGACTTCAAAGATTGGAGGAGAGATTGAATGAAAAACCCGCTTCTGGAAACATTGAATCAGCCCAAATCAATACCGACAAACAACCCGATGCTGTCACAAATCAAGCAACTGTGGAACGTAGTGAATAGTGCTTCTAATCCGCAACTTGCTTTGAATCAGATGGCACAGAATAACCCTGCTCTTGCTAATGTCCTTGCTGTTACACGTGGCAAAGACCCTCAGCAAGTATTTTATCAGCTTTGCAAGCAAAACAATATCGACCCGAATGCTGTGTTGAGTAATTTACGATAACATAATAGCAGCTGCAGATGCTATTGGTTATAAAATTTAATAGGAGGTAGCAATTATGACTGGTTCCGAAATGTCCCCTGCCGATTATGCTGCTGTTGGAGGTAACTCTTTTGGCGGTTTCGGCGGAGAATGTGGCGGTGGTTTCTGGATTTTTGCCCTCTTAATACTCTTCGGTATGCTTGGTGGCGGTGGTGGTTTCTTTGGAAACCGCGACGGTCGTGCGGCTACTGTTGAGGACCTCAACAACTCGGCAAACTTCACTCGTCTCGAGGGGCAAGTGATGAACAACGGAAATCGTATCGAGAATAAAGCGGATGCTGTTTACGGCGGAATCTGCAATCTTGGATACGAGATGGCTCAGCAATTTGCAACCACAAAAGCGCAGATGGCAGAATGCTGTTGTACTACACAGCGTGCCATCGACAGTGTCAACTACAACGCGGCGATGAATACCGCCGCAATTAACGCAAACACTACTGCGCAGACCCAGAAGATTCTTGACGCAATTGCTCAGAACAAGATTGATTCTCTGCAGGCACGGATTAACCAGCTGGAGATGCAGAATGCGCTCGGTAACGTAGTACGTTATCCTACGCAGACTGTGTACAACAGTGGTACAAATCCGTTCTGTGGCGGACAAACTTGTAACGCTAACTATTAACCAAACCAACGGGGCGGTGGAGAAATCCGTCGCCCCACATTTTGAAAAGGAGAAGATATGAGAAGACCGTATATTAAGACAGTCAGTTCCACCGCGTCCAGTGTTCTCGCTAACGGAGTCGTTCCGATTGGCAATACCCTTGTGACAGGCTACTGCAAAGCAGCAATGACATTAAACGGTAACTCGAGCATTAACATCAACGATAGCTGTGTGAATGGCTATCTGGTGATGGTAAATGACACATTCACCGCGCCTGCGGCTGGTACAGTCGTGTTGAATGTTTCTCGTAATGGTACTCCGATTGATGGTGCAAGAGCATCTACTTCTGTTGCCACGGCGACTACCGAGGTTCGTTCGTTGTCGTTTGCAACGATTGTGAAGTCGGTTCCTTCTGCACCCGATACCCTAACACTTGTCAACTCTGGCGTTGCAGCAACGTTCAGCAACGTGGAGTTCGACATTTATCGTCTGTAATATGACGGTAGGCGAATACAAGACGAAGCTGCGGAATGCTCTTGAAGCCTACTATAAAATGGACGTTTGCGAACGTTCACTCAATGTAATAACGGCTATCTTAACTTGTATGAAAGCGATAGATAGCGTAGATGAAGACGGCACTCTTACTACAAAAGAAATCCAGTCTTGGAACGCAGCTATGGTCAATGATGACGGGACTACTGGCGGTCACTGGTCAGTCAGTGATACATCTCCGCTCATGCGTGACCTTGAAAAGTCTATTACACCTGAGATTTGGAACGTAACAATGAACATGATGTATAGCGATTATTGTGAAGTAGCACGTCGTTATGGCATTGATATTCCCGAATTTTATGGGTCACTCGCTAAGGCTTTCTTGTTAGATAAAGACGGTCCGAAGCCAGAAAAGAAACTGGCAGAATACTATGAGCATATCGTAGTATAAGTTTTAGGAGAGTCGAGTGTATAACTTGGCTCTCCGTTTGAAATCGAGGTCACGTATGAACAAAGAAGTTATTAAAATAATCCGCGCCCGTCGAGAGGTCGAATGCTTCCCCATTGTAAATAGAGGGAAGCTGTGGTATGAAACTCTGACGCAAGACCAAACAATTGAACTTCGTTCGTGGTATTACACTTGGCTGAACGCTCCCGAGACTGGGATTATCCCTCAGCCTCCGAGTTGGATTAACCAGAAATTAGAAAGAGAGGAAATCTTGCTATGACCGCATTTTTTCAAAACATTTATGCTTGGATTTGTGCCAACGGCACTAAAATCATTGGCGTGCTGACATCGACTACCTTCATCGGTATGTTGACAATGCTTTTCAATATGATTCGTACTATCAAGACAAATAAGTCTGTTAACCTGACTGGTACTGAATTGAAAGCGGAACTTGTTGAATCGTCCAAGAATCGTACCATCATTAACACAATTAAGGATGTATCAGACAAGATTAAAGAAGTGTCCGAGTCGACAAAGCAGGCTCTGGACGCTACTGCCGAGGCTATGGACAGGCACTTTACTACTGTAATGAACAAAGTCAACGCTATGCTTGAAGTTCAGTCTCTTGTTTATTCCACTATCCGCGATGATAGTCTGCGTCAAACAGTGAGTAACCTTCTGAACACAGCAAGATACAACGATACGAATACGAAAGCGCAGCTGCAAGCAGAGATTGATGGTTTGAAACAGGCTCTGAATGAGAAGATGGCAGAGGTCAACCAGACGATGACTGCCGCCATTGACAAGGTGCAGACTGTTGTGGAAGCACCGAAAGATACTATTATCGATAGCGCACCTACGAGGTACTGAGTATGAAACCAGTAGCCAAGTATAATACATACAAGGCTATCTCCACACTGCTCACTTGTGGTACTCCAATGGCTACGTTGTTAGCCTGTGGAGATAGTTTCTTGCAGTCTCCGAAATCAACTGTATCTGCTGCAGGCATTTTCATGTTATTGTTCACAATTTTATTGTTCAAGGATAAAATGCTTGAACATTTCAAAATGCCCTCTGCGACAGTAATTGCGCTGGTTATCTTGATTCTGATTCTTTTAATTGAGAACATCCTTGCTCCTATTAAAATTATGTGTATCATGACGATTGCCGCGTCTGGTATTGATAAATTTACTTTCGACCCTGCGTATCACGCATTAGAAAAAGCAATGGGAGATGAAGCGCAGATTTATAAGCACTTCGGATTCCTGTTCTGTAAATCCGAAACTATTGAGGGGTTAAAAAATGCAAGTAGATGTGAAGACAAACGTAACGAAAATAGTTAAAGACAGAGCGTTCGATTTAGTAGGTGCTGGACTTATTATCGCCGTAGGCATGATTTGTTTGGGAGCGGTAGAACTTCGTAATATTACTCTGCGAGAAGCGTTGAATATTCTCGCGGAGGCTCTACCGTTCTATCTTGCCACTGTTTGTCTTTGTACGAATTATTATCAAAAAGGCGTACAATATGGTAAGATGACCGATGGGTTCAAAAATATCGTTACCTTTTACAGTGATAAGATTAACAACCTAACATCCAAACAGTTGCAAGTCATGCCTACTTTTTGTGAACAGTACAACGATAAAGCCCTCCGTCAACTGCAGGAGCCGATTCTGAAATCGGTAGCAATTACGTTCGAGGAATTTAATGAGAATCATTCTGTTGACGGTAAAATTATCCGAGCCTTGAAGACATGGAGCGCCGACGCATTAAAAGAAACATACGGCGAATTTACGGCGAAGCATATAATCAAGGCTCGGAACCAGAAGATTCACGGTATCAACTCTAACATTTTAATGAGTAGTTTCTCAAACAAAGATATGACCGATATCGGTGTAAGCGAAGCGCAGTTGTTGAAACGTCGCACTGGTATGTTTGCAGCAATGAACGCAGTATCTACTGTTGTTTTAACATTGCTGTCCGTAAAAAGTTTCATCGATTGGGGATGGGCTGGTGCAGTTCTTGTTGTATTCAAATTGCTGTATATTCTTTGCAGAAGCTATATGAAATATTATGCTGGATACAATGATATTACCATACGAGTTTCTAATCACATTTCGCGTAAGTGTGATATTTTGAAAGAATTCGCACAATGGTTTGAAGAATCGAGTGACTGCGTTCACAATAATGAAGAAACTTGAATATAATAATGATAGAAGGCTGATAAACGGAGTTGCAACCGAAATTCGCCTCAAAATTGCAAAGGAGAGCATTGAATATGTTCGAAAACGAAAATGACGTTGATGGTATCGATTTGGATAAGCTGTTTGCCAACGATGACCAGCAGGAATCGTCACCTGCGCAGGATGAAGCAGCAACCCCCGTTAATGGAGATAGTGCCATTGACAATACCAAGGCGTTTGCAAAAAGGCTCCGCGAATCTACCGATAAAGCGCGCTCGGAGGAACGTGAATCCATTGCAAAGACTATGGGCTACGGCTCTTATGATGAGTTGATGAAGAGTCGAGAAAAGAAAGTCATTGAAGAAAAAGGTTTTGACCCCGAGGAAGTAACACCTCTTGTAGAACAGCTTGTAAAAGAGCGTATCGACAAGGACCCCCGTATGCAGGAACTTGAAGAACTTCGTCAGTTGAAAGTTCAGGAGTTCGGGAAGAAAGAGTTAGCGGAAGTTACCAAGTTGAGTGGTGGCGAGATAACGTCCTTTAACCAGCTCAGTCCAGAAGTGATTTCCGCGTGGAAGCAGAAAGGCTCGTTGAAAGCCGCCTACCTTGAAGTAGAGGGCGAAAAGCGTATTACTCGCATGATGAACGAGCAGAATAGAAGTTCCACAGCTCATCTCACTGCAAATGGTGGTTCGGCTGCAGTTCCTACTGGAGAAAGAAACCTTACAGCGGATGAAAAGAAAATGTATAAATTCTTCAATCCGTCAATGACTGATGAACAACTCAATAAAATTACAATAAAGGAGAAGTAAGGTTATGGCTAAGACCTATTTCAAGAAATATCATGCCGAATTCCGTACTGCAAAAGAGCAGTATGAAATCGTAAAAGACCTTACCGTTTCGGGTAAGGGTGCTGCAGCCGCTGGTAATAACGCGGCAAGCAAAGATTTGCAGGTCGTTCATGTTGGCGATCTTGTGAAGATTTCTGGTGGAGCACTGCAGCTGGTTGTTGGAACGAGTGCTACTTCTGGTAGCGTTGCTACTCCTGCCGTTACTACCGATATGTACATTGTTGCACAGTCGGATATGACGATGGAATTGGGACACGTTCCTGTAGAGAATCGTGATTATCGGTACTCCGATGTAGTTGCTGATACTACGAGCAAGAAGCACGTTGCACTGTTTCCTGTAATCTATCCCGACGATGTTATCCTCACGCCCAGCGCTGAGGGTGATTACGGCGCATAAGGAGGTAATATATCATGGGAATGATTATCAATATCGATAAGGCTCTGGAACTCCGTTCCGACTATAATGTCCTGAAAGAGCCGCTGAATAAGATGCTGGCTGACCAGCAGGAAGCATGGGAGCGTCAGAATCCGATTGACCTCCTGTTTGCAAGAAATACGATTTCCTCGTTCCAGGAAACCTATGTGTCGTCCATTGGATTTGATCATGCGTTTACCGAGACTTCGGATTACGCGATTGGTCCGATCTTCAATACTGCAGAAGGATTCTCTGCAACCTACCGCACGAGAACGTTCCAGGGTTCCTTCATCATTTCTCAGCAGGCTATGGAAGACCGTATGTACGGTCGTATCAAGGATGACGCTAACGCGTTCGTTCGCAGATGGCATGGGGATATCGTCGAGTATGCTCTGAAGAATCTCGAAGGTGGTTTCGGTGCTCCTGGAGCAACTGCTGACAAGGTCGAGTGGACTGGCGGCGATGGAACCGATTCTCATCTCCAGATGAACTCCGCAGATACTATCTCGGGTGATATCAATGACCCCGTGAAGTGCTCGCTGTTCAACAAGGAGCATAAGACCGTGAAGCGTGGCAATGGTACTCCGCTGTCTCAGTCGAATATGTTCAAGACTGGTACTGGCGATACGTCTGACATTAAGTTCGACGGTTCCGATCCGCTGTACATTGCTAAGCTGGCTGACGTGATCAATCAGGTCATTGTCAAGATGGAGAACTACCGTGATGATAACGGCAAGCGTGCTGGCGTTCTCGGTGCGAAGACCATCGTTGCTCCGAACGAGCCTCATCTGAAGGCTGCTATCAGTGCTGCACTCTCCATGTCGGAACTGAATGGTCTGCCTAACATGGCTTACCAGAGAGCAACCCTGGAAACTACGCCGTACCTGAACGACATTGGTCCTTGCGCTGACGGTGCTGGATTCTTCATTGTCGACAAGGCGTACAACGAGGCTAACCATGGTCCCGAATTGACCGAGCGTGTTGCGTTCACGCTTGATGTTACTGAGACGAAGCGTCCGAACGGTATCGTTTATGACGGTCGTCAGAGATTCGATATCAACTGTGCAACGTGGAGAGGTATCACTTACGTTCGTGTGAAGGATACTGTTGCTGCAAATCCGAAGGCTTACTCCAAGAAGGAGAACTTCGAGATTCTTACGCCCCTTGCGGTTGCAAAGCCTGTCGCTGTGGTTGGTACAGTTACGACCAAAGCGGGCTAATAAAGTTTGTATATGTAGACCTGCCTACTTCGGTGGGCGGGTCTATTTTGATAGGTTAGTATAGCACACGTGCTTTATACGTGTATTATGCTAATCCATTAAAAGGAGGATGAAAGATGTACACTTGGGGATATATTGAAGACGTGACTCTTGCTAAATTGGACATGGACCCGAATGACCCGTTATATACAAAACTTGCAGCGTCGTTCAAATATTACGCAAATGAAGTAATGACGCAAGTTTGTTCCACAATCAAACCGAAACCTGAACACGCTACTATTGTAGTAGACAGTACTAATATCTTGCAGCCGATTAGTGTATCGGAGCATCTTGAAAATGAGTTCGTGTCGTTTGGAGATGATATCAATACTGTTACTTACGAAGGATATAGTGACGAATGGAATGAAGGTATCGTCACAGTTTCGTCTAAAAACAACAAGCATTATGTTACTCGGGAAGCATACGACAGCGATTTCAAATATATTGGATATGATAAAATCATGTGCTATCGTGAGGGAACATTTGAAATCTCTTGCAATACTCGATGGATTGATTTTACATCGGTAACTGATAAGAGATTACCCTTGAATATTCCTACGGACATTCTCGACTGTATTCCTTCATATATTGCAAGTCAGTGTTTCAAAATCGATGATGAGTATAAATCGTCCGTGTTCAGAAACGAGTATGAAATGATGCTTGCTCGTATTGATAACACAAACCGTAACACAACGAAAACATTTACGATTGGTGGTGGTTGGTAATGGCTCGTACTTTTAATCGTAGACCTGTTACAATTGATGGTCCCGATAACAGCGACATTAAAAATTACACATTCAATTATGAGCAGTGGAAAGGCATCGACGACGGGAAGAATTTCTTGTCTGTAGACCAGTCTACTTTTTCCGACGCGCAGAATATGTATATTGACTCTGAGGGCTTACTGTCGAGTAGACCCGCGGTTGAACCTGTTCCAGATTTTATTACAATTCCGCAAAAATATTCAATTGAAAAAGTTTATCCTGTAAATGACGATATTACTGTTTATGTTTGTATTGAGGCGGATACGTATAAATATGTTATAATTCGAGATGCTAATATATCTGGTTTGGTAAAATACTTGACAGTTGTAGAAACTACAGAGGGTGAGTATAGTGTGAAAACTATTAACTCTAATGAGAAATTATATTTATTTGTAACTAACACTAATATTAACAATTCAACTTCTTTTACAAAATTATATATTTACGATAAAACGAAATGTGCGATGCTTACTGAAGCAGATGCTCTGAAGTCCATTTACATTCCCACTACTAAAATTTTCACTGGTAACAACGAAGAAGAAGGTGAAGCGGCTAATCTTTGGTCTACTTCGGAGAAATATTTGTATTATTACAATGATGTGACTGGTATTAGTGGAGACGCTATTGGAAAAACTTTGACTTGGGAAGGAAAGAGACTTAAATGGAATAATAATTTCAAAAAATATTTAACAAAAGATTATTATAATATTGGAGATAGTAATATAGCGAGTGTTGCTGCTACTGGTGCTGTTGCGTGGGTGCAATCTAATATATTATATTATGCTGTAAATGGAGCAATTATTTATTCATGGGATTGTTCTTCTTTAATTGACGCCTCTCACGCGATTACGAAAATTTATTTTTCAGACGCAAGCGATATTATACTGATTCACGTCTCTGATTCTGATAATATATATCACGCAACTTATATTGTTTCTTGTGTTAGTACAAACAAAGATAATACATTAAAATATCCAAAACCAACTGAACTTCTCTCTCTTGTTGGATTAACTCCACAGCCTGATATATATAGTATTTCGTGCGAAAAATTTATAGATGAATCTGCATGGATGATAGCTTTGCTAAGTGGAGCAGCTGGTTCTGACGGCGCTGTTGTCTATAGTATTACCATCGTTTATAAATATAATGATTTGCAAAAAGAAGTGACGACGAGGGGGGATGCTATAGGCGTAGATTTTACAGCAAATTTATTGGCGGTGATCTCGGCTTACGAAAATGCATCTGACCAAAAAAAATATTATCGAATAAAATTATTAAAACGGAGTGAAGACGGAAAATCGCTTGTGGGAGTTGGGTATAAAGATTATTTGATATCTACATTACCACAAACAACTAATCGTTCCTACCTTGTAGTATTCAAACTGACAGCCGCGAACATAATTGCATATGTTCCAGATTTATTTGGTGGTTCTTCGGTTGATTCACAGTATTATGTAATATGTGTTCCAACAAATGACTTATTGAGTAAAAATGTCGCGGTTATGGTAAATCACTTAGACTTGTATTCATATCCTCCGGTAGTGCTACGAGATTCACCTTTAATCGCTCTATTCAAGAATAAAAGTTATGATTGTAGTAAATGCGACTTTGTTAATGATACCATTAGACCAACAGAAAGCACTTATTCGGTTGATATAACTATTCCATTAGAATCTACAACGTCATTATATAATCACATAACGCAAGTCGGCAACGAAAATCATATTTTCACTCGTCTCTCCACAGACACATTTGAATTATATTACGACAAACTTGGTGAAGTAACGTATCCTAAATCTATTACCGATATTCTGTATTTGAACAATTACTTTTTTGCGGTAGATAACGTATCGTACTACACCGAAAATAAATATAACGATGACGGTGAATTCTTGTTCTATTTACCAGATAAAAACAGGAACGAATTCGATTCGCCCATTGTGAAATTTCATCAAATTGGCGATGATATTATCGGTATATTCTTTGAAAATGAGATTCATTATGCCAAATATGATTCTAACATTTCTACTTACAGATATTATAGAACAAAGTTGCAATTCGGTATTCCAAAAGGCTCTGAAGTAATAACGTCGGATGACTCCATTACTACATATATTCCTACGAGAACTGGTATTGTAGCGTTGTCCTATCAGAATTTTATTTCTGCTACAGAGCAAGGGACAGTACGTATTAGTGACAAAATATTTGATACCGCAGTGCCGTTTTTCACAAATGGATATATCCGCATTACCAAATATCGTTATTGGGTTATATTTTATAATCCATTTTATCCTGGAAATGTAGCGTGGGTATATGATACTCGTAATCAAAGTTGGTGGAAACAAGTATTACCGTATAAGATTGTGCAGATATATCTTAGCGGAACAATTTTGTTTGGAGTATTATTGACAGGTAATAACATAGAATATCGGTTTACTGTGGAAGCATTTGGTATTAAAAGGAAATACATGGATAACATACCATCTTATCCAGAGACTAAGTATATTCCAATTAACTGGTACTTCAAGAGTCAGAAGCTGCATCTTGGTGTACCAAATTATTTCAAGAGCATTCAAGGCATGACTTTCTTTGATTCCGCTGAAGATAACTACGAGAATATCTTTGACCTTGAAACTTATGCATACCGAGATAAACCATACGTGAACGGTGAGCAGAATATCCACTATAATGTAAGAATGATTCGAACATATCTGTTGAGACTGCATACTATGAAAACTAACGAGTTCCAATTTAAGATTAGCAGCGACAATACTATTGCTCAGGATGATTCAATACGTCCGATAAAATTAAGTAGTATTTCGATTCGTTACCGAATTACGGGGGAGGTGAGATGATATGAGCGCATCATCTGGACGAATGGTATTAACGCAAAGCAGTTTGAAATCCGACCTTGAACGGTTGAATCGTAATATTTCTGGTCAACGCACTTGGGGTTCTATGTACGGTTCTGTGAATTATGCAGAACAAGCAGCAACTGCTCCTCTTATGCAGAATTATGCCGAGAGTATGGCTGAAGCATATCGTTCGGCGTTACAGAATCAAGCAGCAGTGCAAGGGAGTAACGTTGGAACAGGATACAAAGAGTACGCTATCGGAGAAATAGACGATGCGTTGAATCAAGCTTATGATCAGTATCTGCAGAATTATATGCAGAATAAAGCCAACGTGACTTCTCAATACGACAAGTATCGTTCCGAAATTAGTGATACTCTTGGTGAACAGGCAGATTATGTGAAACGTTATGAGCAGGCGCATCTCGATTATCTGAAGGAATTGTATCGGATGCGCGAGTCTGGAGAACTGGCAGAGAAAGGTTATTACGACCCGTTTGAAGAAGCGAACTGGTCAAAATACCTGCAAACTGATGCTGAGGGGAATGTTGTCGGACTCCTTGACGAAAATACGATTCGTAGTAATTTGTTTGATGCTGAAGGTAATCTTACTGACGCTGGAATTGATTTCTATGAACAAATGGAACTCGACCTCGCGCAAAGAGAAGAGAATACCTATAATTTGCAAGATTATCTCAGGAATAGTAAAGATTATCAAGATGTTGCCGACTGGGTTACTGGACAGTATGCGTTCTCTTACGATCCAGATAAATTTGGAGCCACTACGGGACAGAGTGTATTTAACACGCTGTTTGGTCGCATGAGTGATGATACTGCATACACATTTGCCGAGCGGAAGTATGGTATGAGCGAAGGTCAGTTAAGTTCGCAGTATGATACATTCAACACCACTGTGGAGAAGATTAACGGATTGATTGACGACCGCGCCGATGCGAAAGATGTCGATGCTGCAATTGACGAATTGAAGGCGGAATACGAGAGACTTGCCCGTGAGTTCGGCAAATCGTCTGAAAACTTCGAGGCTGCTCTTGAACAAGTCAAGATTCTCTATCGTGAGTATCGTGAACAGTCTGTTAGTTCTTCGGTAGGAGGTGGATTATCAGGTGCTTTTGGAGCAGCAATTGCTGGCGCTGGTATTGGTACAGCTATTGCTCCTGGTATTGGTACTGCTGTCGGAGCACTTATCGGTGTGATTGCTGGAGGAGCTGGTGGCTCGATTTATAGTACAGAAAAAGATTCTGATTATGAAAAACAAATTCGCGCCTCTGCAAGAGATGCATTCAATTCTGCAATTGCATCGTTCATGAATCAATGACTTTTTGAATATAATAGTAATAGAGACACCTTGTCTTGGCAGGGTGTCTCGTGCATTATTGGCAAGATTCGATGTAGCCAGTAAAAGGAGGATAAATTATGCCTGTAAAAGCAATACCCCAAATGACCGCGTATGAAAAAATGTACAACGAGGCGGCAAGTCACACGGGTCTGTTTGACCAGAAGCAGTGGACTTATGCTGCTCGTAAAGGTCAAGCTGATATGTATCTTTCTGCACTCCGCAAAAGTGACAGTTGGAACATGGACGAGTTCAACAAAATGTACAATAATGAATTCTCGTCGCCTGAACGTAAACTGAATGCGTTGTACAATGAAGCGTATGCCGACCGTACAACTAAAAAACCGCGCGAGTATACTACCATGGATGGCACAAAGCATAAAGCCGAAATGACAGACTATGAGTATACTAAAATGTTGCTCCTCGAAAGAAACGACTACGAAATGAACAAGTACAATGAGGAACTTGCGGCTAAAATTAAAAGCGAGAATACAAGTTTTTTCGAAAAACTCGGTAAGACCGTTGCGTCTCCGTTTATTCAGCTTGGCGCTGGTTCTGCCGATATATTAAATACTATTGCTACCGCTGGAAGAGCGGCTATTGATACAGTAGCTACTGCAGCGGGCGGCGGTGCTGTTGGTTATCAAGATTATCCCGTTGGCATTAGAGGCGGAGATGTAGCTAAAGCGCAATTATCATTCTTAAATATGCTCCGTGGAAAAAGTTCGGTCGGAGATTATGTAGAATCTACGTTTAATGTGGCGGGTAATGCTGCAAAAAGCGCTGGTGACCATTTTATGGCGTATTTCCACGACGTGTATACGCCGAATACTATCTTGTCTGATTGGGCATATGAAATGGAACGCAACTCGTTCCTTATGGACGCTCATGGTAATTTGAATCCTGCTGGTGAAGTTGTCAATGGAGTTATGCTTACCATTGGTCAATCTCTCCCAGGAATGGTTTTCGGTCAGGGCGCAGGGCAGTATGTTGGCGCTCTCACTGGTAGCGCACGAGCAGCTTCCGTTGCTGCCACTGTTGGTTCTAAGGGAGCATTCTACGGCGCAATTACTATGCAGAGAGTCGACGACGCATATGCTAATATGCTTGCGAATGATACATCCGTCGATACTGGCAAAGCAATTCTTAACGGCGTAATTAAATCTGCAGTTGAAATCGGCGTTGAAGAAGGATTATCGCTCTTGCTCAAAAACGTCACTGGCATCGACGCAATGTTCTTCAACAAAACGGTTAGTAGCGGTAAAGGTGGTCTTACTTCTGCTGGCATTCGTAGAATTCTTCTCGATGCTGGGCAAGAGGGTCTTGAAGAAACGCTTCAGGATTTTTCTACATACTGGGTTGACGTAGCGTTCGACGCGTATCTTAAAACCGATTACTGGAAGAATCTCACCAAAGGTCAGGCTTCTTTTGAAAACTTAATGACTTCTTTCTCAATGGGAGCGTTGACATCTATTGTTGGTGACGCTGCTCAAATTGTGTCGAAGAACGTTACTTCTAAAGTAAATGACCAGATGGTCAAATATTATGACAAGCAGCTTAGCGGAGACATCCGTCTTACGGATACAGAGACAAAGCGGATTCGTACTGAAGCGGAACGAGAAGTCGCCGAAGGTAATCGTAGACTTGGAGCAGATAGGGCGTTAAATCCTACTGTTATTGACGAACGAGTGGCGACTAAAACAGAAGAAGCGCTTGCTAACAAACGTGCAAATCTGGAAGCGAAACGAGATGCTGCGAAAGCGCGTGGTACGACAAAAGTCGTTGTTAAAGTCAATGACGACGGTACTGTTGTAGAGAAAGCACTCAATCCGATTTCGCAATATGAGTATGACCTTGATATGGAATCGTTCATTCAGAATATCGCTTATGTTATGGATAACTATAACGGTGTTCAGGCTTGGGTGAATGATGTACTTGCTGGTAAAGAATCCAAATCGGATTTAGATATGAAGACTCTTAAAACTGTTCGAGATAGTACGACCGTTGCCGCAATGGAAGCATATGCTGCTTTCAGAATGATTACGCAGATTTACAGCGGATTGAGTCAAGACCGCATTGATGCCGCCAATCAGATTCTTTCGCAAATGCAGGAAGCTGTGAAGCAGAAGAATCTCGATAAAGGTATTAAGTATCATGAAGCGTTGCTGTTATCTAAAGAAATGCTTTCACAACTTAGAGGAATTCAGGCTGACACTGCTGACAAAATTGCAAATCATCTTGAAAAGCCGGGCGCTGAGGTGAAAACGGTGATTAACGCCGATAGTGACCCCGCCGATTTTGATGATAGCGATAGCCCGATTACGAAAGAAACTTACGAGAAGCTTAAAAATCTTGTGAAAGACGATTCGGTCGAGAATGTAGTTGTTACCGATAAAGACACCGAGACGAAGATTATTGACGACACTCTCGTTGTCGATGAGGCTACTGCAGAGAGCGCAACTCCTATGGAGATTATGAAAGCTGCAGCAGAGTCTCACCTCGTTGAAACTGTTCAAAATATGGACTATGCAGTTCGGGAACGCGCTATGGTTTTGAACGCATATCGTAATATGCGCGGAGATGATTCTCTCACTGAAGAAGAGGCATTTCAGGCGCTACTGTTTGATAAGAAGTTTTTCAGATTGATGCTGTTCACTTATGGTAACCGTGATATGTACAAGTTCTTGCGCTCGTTGTCTGATATGACGCTCGAAGAAGTTCATAACACAAAAGACCGCGCTACTGTTGCTAAATTGAACGACATCTTGTCATCTATGAGAACTGCTCTTACTGATTACGCCACCAATATTCCGCAGGTAAACGTGGAAGAAATTGTTGAGTTATATCCAGCGAAACAGCAAAACAGTATGAGAGAACACATCATGCGTGGTCGTTGGATGTGGGATGTTAAACAAAAAATACTTGCTGGAACAATGAGCGATGACGACCGTACCCTGATTCGTACCGTTATTGGGAATCTACCCAACATCAATGCTAACAGAAAGACCGAGTTAATCAAGCAGATTGATAGCGGAGCGCCGTCGCAGAGACTTGCTGCTGTAAAGTTGCTGGACCTTGCAACAGACAATGTATGGAACCACGGATACGATGGAACTTTGTACTTGAAACCTATTAGTCTTGCAAATAATATCTTTAATGCGTATTTGCAGGCAAATAATTTGACATTAAAGAATTGGCTTGACGATTCAAATATCAGTCAGGGCACCCGTGAACTTATGAAAATAACGGGCATGGACATGATTTCTTGGCGCAAAGAGTGTTTCAATAAATTTGCTCCGAAATACACATTTGATTTCCAGGATGGTGCACTTACGGTTTACGGGAAGAGACAAGTTATTGAGGGCTTTAGTGGTTATATCGGCGAATTGGCTTCTGCGGAAAAAGAGCGTAAATTCGACGATAGGAACGTAAGCCGTCTCAAAGGTAAGAGTACCGCTGAAATCAAAAAATTGCTTTCTGACAAAGTAAATGTTGGTACAGCATCGTATGTGACAGTAAACGACCTTATCGCTAATCCGAGACTTATTAACGATGATATTCGTAAAAAAATTACAGAAAAGTATCATAGCGTGAATCAGGATACGGTTAGAACTTATCTTGCTACAGACTATTTTCCTAACTTGTATCCAGATAAATTACTTACTGTTGCTGAATTGCAAGACGGCACATATGTTCTCGCTGAGGGAACCAATATGCTCGATATGTACAAGAAAAACATCAAATGGGATTTCCAGCCTGACACTTCGTATCCGTTGAATAAATTCATGAAAACGTCGGTACTTCCTGGCGTGATGAAAGATACCGTTGTCCAATTCACTGACGATGTTAGCATTGGTGCTGATGGTGAATTTGTGGGCTACCAGCAGCCAGCTAAAGGTTTTCAGAACGTAATTAAGCTGTCGAATAAACTGCTCGACGAGGGGGTCAAGTACCAGAAATTCATTCTCGCGCACGAAGTACAGCATTGTTACCAGACGATTAACTTTATGAATAACGGCGGCGGAAACGTATTGAGCAGCACTAAAGACCCTCGTTTTGATAAGCTGATTGCTGAAATTAAAGTGCACGCGCCTGAAGTCATTATGAAATCGGATGGTACATTCTACACACAGAAATCAGAACTGCTTCGTCGTATTAACACATTCTTGTATCACGCTACCGCTGAATATGATGCAAACGGTTTCGCTGGTTCTCCTGCAATCAAGTTTACCCCTGTCATTTCCGCTTATGAATATAACAAGGGCGTATTACAGCACGTTATCAAACTCCCGTGGGGAACTGTTCTGATTGACGAGATAAACAGCACCTTCAGTCCGCAATACAAGAGTATGGAGAAGCACGACAGCAACTGGGAAGTGGATAATCGTACTCACAGCGTTTCTCTTGTAAAACGAGATGGCGCTACTATTACATTGAAAGACAATGTAACTGATAAAGAAATCTCGTTGAAACCTGACGAGTTTGGTTCTTCTCTTGCGGAAAATATTGCTTCTGCGATTGACGAGAACAGTACGCTGCAGAGTGTTATCGATGTGTCTGAAAAAATGTTCTGGGACAGCGTTACTACTTCGTCCGATGGCGCGAGACGGTATCTCACATTGCGCGAAGATTTTAATAACGAAGTTACACAGCGTGAGTTGATTGACCTTGCGAGAAACAACACTGAAGCGCGTACTTTGTCTAAGCTCTCGCTGTATCTTGGTAGCGGACAGTTCTTGAATCCTGATATGACGTTTGAGAAATACTTGCATACCACTGTTCCGATTGTTCGGGTACAGTATGGCGACAAAGTGTATCGTACCGATGCTGTTGGATTCAAAGTAATTGATACGCAGACTTATGATAATTTCATTGCCGAAAACAGTCAAGTAATTCAAGACTTTGCTGAAGCTAATACGGATGGCGATGATGCTTCTCTGTTCTACGGTGAAATCAAAGTCGATGATATTTATCTTGCTAATGACGACGGTAATATTCTTATCCCGTCAGAAAAAGCGACAGACTTCGACAAGATTTACGTTGAATTGAACGTGCAGGATGATTACGAGACTCGTACTATTCAGACGGCACAGGCAAAACGGATTGACAGTACCGAGGAAGATAAAACTCGTCGCTCCTATTCTACAGGAAAGAGCCTTAGTAGCGGTGCAGAATGGGTACAGCTTAAAGACGGACGCTGGAAGAAAACAACACTTGGACGAAAATATCAAGACTACGTTAAAAAGGTTGAATATTTCACTGAGAAAAACGGAAATCCTGCTACAACAAGAATTGGTAACGCGCACTATTATTACAAAGAGAAACCGAAAGGTCGTGCCGTTTCGAAAAGTAAAACTGAGGGTACTGACTTAAAATATTTCAAGAAGTCTGGTAAACGTCTGCAAATGCCTATTTCGTTACAGAATTTTATTATTACCGCAAAAGAAAAAGGTGTAGACCCTGCATTTATTGAAAAAATCAGCGGCGACAAAAAAGGTACTCTTACAACGCATAACGTCATGTATTATTTTGCGACAGATGGTGATAAAATCGGTGACGATACATTAGAAACTATTGGTCGTAAACGAATCGATGACGCAACATTTTCCGCAATCAACGATGCGTTTTTCCAGAACGAATATATTACAAACGATAAGCAATTAAATGATATCGTTGGACAGGCTGGAATGTATGGAGCAGTTAGAGATATTTTGGCAGATGTTGACCGTAAACTTCTAACTACTACCAACAAAGATACTCAGGATGCAGCAATTGAATTGGTCACAGAAGACCCAAAGTTCAAGAGTAAGTATACCGAATTGCAGAAAAAATATACTGAAAATATTCCTCCTGAACAGTATATGAGAAAAGCGCTCATGATTCGTTATGACGGAACATTGGACAGTATTGCGTCTGTGGTGAAAACTGCAGTATGGCTTGCTAACACTGATTATGAAGTAACTTACGGTTCAGCTAAGGCAAGCACTTCAATCGATAAAAAAACAAGTTCTCACGAAAAAAGTAATAAAACTGGTCATGACGTTATTCGAGGCGAAGATGAGTATGATGCTAATGACGAGACTAAAGCGCGAGGCGCAATAACAAAAACATGGGTTCCGACGTATACCGACGAAGCCGCTCTTGTTAGAACAGATTTAAACGACTTGGAACTCGAAACGAAGCAGAAAATGCTTACCACATTGATTGAGAGCGCTGATGATTATACTTTGGCGAAATTGATTGTGGCTTCCGATGACGATGGTAAACGCACTATAGAACAAGCAATGGCTGATATTGCCAGCTTGGATTCAAGTGTGCTGCAAGCTGTTATGACGAAAAAATTGTTACGTTACACCGAAAAAGAAATCGATTCGGTTCTTGAAAAATTTGGAATGGTCGTTGCTGCAAAACGCGAAACATCATATACTGAATTATCTTCCGACAAACTCGCAAATAGTATCAATTACACTTTGAACAGGGTAGTGAATACTCGTTTGAATCGTGACCAGAAAAAACTTCTCGGTAAACAGCATCCAGATTTGTTTAATAAGAATGGCAATTTTAGAAACGAATTGCGTTATGATGAAAAGGGACATCTCAAATCTGCAGAAGAATTGAACGAGCTGGATAAGAAACTTCGTGTGGTTCGTACCGAAATCAAAAATGGTGTCTACGCGGATAAGGAAACAGTAAAACGTTTCAACAAGTTCCTCGATAAACAAACGAAGCAGCTTGAAGATTCTATGAAAGCAAAGACTGAAAAAATTCCTGCTACTGAGCAAACTATCAATGCTAAGTCTCACACTGTTAAAATCTCCAATGAACAAATTTATGTCAGCACTGACAGAGATATGCCTGAGGCGGTCAAACAAGTGCTGAATACTGAGTTCACTCGCACTGAAAAAACGAACGTAACGTATCTTAGCGCTGAAAATGAGGAACACGTTGTAGCAAGCGTCAAAGAGATTCTTACTCAAAACGCAGAGTTGCTTAATGGCATGGATAGTGTTACCGCGAATGACATTGTTGACTATTATCTTCATACAAACATCATTCCTGAGACGAATCGTGCCAAATTGTACATCACCGTTGAGAACACAATGCTGGCTTGCATCATTGAATTGGCTAACAAGGGCGCTATTACATTGACTCCCGAGAATGATAAAGGTGTAAGAGAACGAGTCGAACTAAGCGCAAGTCTTCATGCTACAGGTCTTAGAGTATTCCAAAGTGTAATGAAAAAGTTGAATCCTGTTATTACGATTCAAAACGCACTTATGATGAGTCTTGACCTTGACAGAAAAGACCCAGAAGTCATAGCTGTTACGAAGAAAATGGCAAATTACATCGTAACAGGAAACCCTTTGGAAATCGGAAAAGCCGCTGATGAGTTTTATGAATTCGCATCGAAACGCGCTAAATACAAGGCTTCATTCACCGAAAAATGGCTTATGTGGCAACGCGCTGCGATGCTAAGCGGTCCTGGTACATGGATGCGTAACTGGCAAACGAATATCGGTATCGGCGGTCTTAACATCAAAGGAAAAACTATTGTTCCTGGTCTTAATCAAGTGAATGACGCGATTATCCGAGAACTGTCAAAAACCAGTAATGGCATCACGAAACTGTTCCAGTTATTGTTTAAGACCTCCGATAAAGATGTAGAATATGTCGATGTTAAGACTCCAGAAGAATTAAAAAAGACTCTTGGTGAAACTCACAAAGTTCCTCAGTATAATCTCCCGGTCATTAAAGCAAGTCAGAAATCTATTGATTTCGTACACGACAATGTTATTAAAAGCGGGTTGCTAAATCTCATCAAAGATGGAGCAATGAAATATACCGAACCTGGCAAGAACGCGGCATCTGGCTCTGGTATTTCGCAATTGATTATTGACTCTACCTACATGAGGCTTCAGCGTGACCTCGGATTTTATAAATATTACAAAAAAACAGGAGAGCGTATCAAAAAGAAAGCTGGTAAAGTCGGTAAAGACGGTGACGAATATGTTAAAACTGTTCTCGGATACGTTCAAGAGTTTGTGTACAATAGACTGAGCGATGACCCGTGGGTAGATAGACGATTCTCCGAGGTACTTGTTAGAACGCTTACTGCAGATAACGTTGACTTAACGCAAGGTGTCACCGATGAGGTTGCTAACCACATTGTAGACGCGTATGCATTTGCGGCATCCGAGTATATGCATAAAGATAACCTTGTGTTCTATCTTGAACGTAAAGCACGTACAAATCTTCAGACTAAATATGGTACAAAGAAAGCAAACGCTATTCTGTGGGCATATAAACAATTCTTCCCCTTTGCAGGTGCAGGATTCAACTGGGCTATGGAGGGATTGCAATTCACACCTATTGGACTTATTGACAATATCCGTAAATTGAATCATCTTGAAGAAACCATTGGTAAAATGGAATCCGCCGCAGCGAAAGGTCACCAAATCAAAAACATTAAATTCCAAAAGTATGTTCTTCAAAAAGGAATTACGAAAGGAATCGTTGGTACAATCGGTTTGATTGCTGGAGCGATTCTTGCTGGAATCGGAGCAATTTCTCTCAAAGATGATGACAAGTATGGTTCTACAATTATGATTGGTGATTTTGGTATTGATATTTCCGACCTGTACGCAAGCAACGGATTCATGCTTGGAGTTACTATTGCAGACAATGTTCGTAAAGGTGTAAAGAGCGGCGATGGTTGGGATGCAGTCACTGGCTTCTTCGGAGACGTATTGACGGAACTGCTCCATCAATTTGAAATTGCAGACTTGTACAATTCGTTCCGTTGGGCAGATAGTCCTGGAGACGCAATTATGAATCAGGTTGTTCGTATCCCGAATACGATGGTTCCTAATATGTGGAAAATGATTGTCAATATTACAAAAACTCGTAACTTGAAGTTTGGTTCAGATTTTGAAGGTAGAATATACAAGTACTTGTCAGACATCGTTCCGTTGCTCGGTAACAACACAGGCACTCAGATTGACCCGTACACTGGTAGAGCACAGATAAAGTATCTCGACAGTGAATTTGGTACAGTTTTGATTAACGCATTCAACAAATCACAAACTGTCAAAATTTATCCCAACACAGTCAGTGCTGCCGAAAAAGAAGCGGTTCGTCTTGGAATTACAAAGACCGCACTCACTGGTAGATACGATGTAAACGGTAAGAAAATCACACTCAGCACATCTGGTTTGCAACGAGTCAATACTTTCTACGGGCAGTTAAACGACACCGACTTGAACAATCTGTTCGATGATAAGGCTCGATACATTGTCGAAAACGAGAACGGTAAGCGAGTAGCTAAGAAATACAGTCAGATGACGGACAAAGAAAAAAATAGCGTTATCAAACGAATCATGTCCAATAACGCTACTATTTCTAAAATCTACGAGTTGACTCAAAATCAAGGGTACACGTATTACGCTTCTGAAGAGCAGTACAAGAGACTCATTGCTCTTGGAATTCGCAAGAACATTTATCGCTCTACTGGTAAGTTACAGGGATTTATCAAAAAATGATTTTCTCTCGGCATCAGTCAAGGCGTACCAATCATTCTTACGAAGTTCGTTGTCTAACCAATCTAATTCCCATTCAGTACCAGTGACATCTAAAATATCTCCTATCATAGGGCATCTTATCAATAGATGCCCTTTCTCTTTTCTCAATCGTGTTAGCGAGCGTTTTCCTGCGCGTTTTGTCCGCTGCACGATGAATTCATAAAACTCATTGAGCGTGGCGAAACATACTGGCATGAACAAATCGCATTCGCTTATGAGCATTTCATCCTCCGTTTTGACCAGATATTCCTGTTCTGTACGTCGAAGTAATCAAACTGTGACGTACGAACTACACCAGAGCCATCCATATCAAGCCACGAGCCTGACATCTTGTCTTTTGCGATGTTGATATAGAAATCATAATCGAGATGGTTTCTGTACTTAGACAGAGTATCGTTGCGGATATCGTGACTGAGCAGAAGAATGTGGTCAGGACAGCCTGCGGCGTGCTGATACGAGCGAGAATCACCGTTGGTTTTAACTTTATACAAACAACCCAGTTTATTATCTGTAGACGCAATGCCTCTATTATTACGCAATGCGGATACTTCAAAACCGTTCGCATAACGATACACACACTCGTCGAATGTGGACCCAGTAATAAACGTCATAGCGAAGTCTTCCAGAGTAGTATTAGACTTAATCGACTCTACGACATCTTTACCAGTGGTTAAGTAACTAACGATTGCTTTACCCACAGCATACGAACTGAGCGGAGCAAGTCTGGGATAGCCCTTGACAATCTTGGTACTATTAAGCCAGCCGCCCTTGCATTTAATTTTGCCGTGTTCTTTGACCATGAGATAGTTATTAACATCCCTCTGCCAGATTTCCTCAGCGAATTCCTCTTCAAGTGTAATACCACTAAGATTGCGCCATTCCTGCATGAGTTCTTTGATGACAGGTACGTCAACACGTCTGCAATAGAACAAGACACCATCAGTATTGGTCTGAATAATCCGCACGTTTCCTTTCAATGTGGTGTACACTTTGTTTGCGAACGCTGCGAGGAACAACTGACCATATCTGCAAGTACAGGTCCGCATATACGGGTCATACAAATCAAGATCCTCACACCCACTTGCGCCGAACGTTGTATTAAGAATCAACTTGTAGACCAACTGAAGCATAACGTCTTCTGGCGTCGGATTTTCCAGATGCTTGATTCGTAGCCGCTCATTGTATATCTTGATAAACAATTCTGGATTCTGAATCGCACGACTCAGCGTCTTCAAGAATATCATAATTGACGGATAATATGAGCCAGCGTCAGCGTTCATCAAGACCCATTCAGCATTACTCTTGATATGAAGCACTGGTCGGTCTTTCGATTTCAGTATCACGAAATTTGTTGTGTCGTACTCTGAATGAATACCGCCATCGGCGAATTTAACAACATTCTCAAACAGTTTAACTTCCAGGGGCGATGCGTTATGGAGAATGTATTCGTAAATATATTTCGGCAGATTTGTCTCGCAATAAAAACGAATCTGCACAGGCAACTCAATATCAATCTTATTCTCATCACCGAAATACATTCTCTTTGCGCCAAGAACGAGACTAATCAGTGAAGCATTCGTTTTCTTATAACCGTATTCTTCTGGTAAATTGAATACCTTACAGAGGCTCAATCTTGTATCAACAAACGGCTTGACCGTATCCAGATACCAGTACATGGACGACCATACGTCATGTTTGTTGTACTGAATAACATCATTCTTCTCTGCATCCGTTAAATTCTCTTTGCCGAACGGAACATTGGATTCACGAATATCAAGACCGAGAATCGCTTCCTTACCTTTCAGAGAGCCAGCGCTGGAATCGAACAGGTCAAGATACGTTGCACCATTGTAACGTTTCGTTACGAAAGGCTGTAACCGCTGAGCCAGTTTCTGATTCTTCGGTTTACCTTTCTTGACAATCAGCTGAGACAACGTGTACAAATCCTCGCAGTCAAACGAGTTATAAATCCCATTCGCTATTTCAAGGTCGTATGCCTTGATGTTGTATCCAGTCATGACCATATTCTTGTCACGAAACTCATTCATCAATGCGTCTCGTGCATTAGGCATATCACTGCTTACAACTCTGAACGTGTCTTTGAGGTCATCAGTCAATTGCGCGATACTTGTACAATCCTGCGGTAGTTCGCCGAATGTACAACACCACCAATCAGGAAATACCTCAAAGTCGAAAAATCGTAATTCCATGTTTCCTCCATATTTTTTAGAACGGAAAGAAGTCCAATTCAATCCCATCTGGCACTTTGAATGTTTGTACAATACTTCCAACAGTGTCCATACGTCTTGAACCACTGATAAACGCATCGTACATATTGCAAATATCCTCTCTGAACGTAACAGACGAGATAGGTCTGTCGAATCCGTTCATTGAACACCACTCCCTAAACTGCATATACATCGAAGATGGGTTCTTCCCGACCAAATCTGCACGTGTAATGTGATTCTCGTACAACCATTCATTGAGCGGCGATTGCTTACGCTGAAACTTACGGAGCATTTCTGCTTCACTTGCGGTAATAGCGAAGTGACCTGTATCCAATACCTGACGGATGCCCTCTACAGCCTTAAACAAGAAATATTGCATATCCATCTCTGTCAGTTTATCCATGAACGTAGTATCAGGATGTTCAATTCTATGATTCAACTCAATCAGCATCATTCTGCGGAACAGACCTGCACTTTTATCTGCAATACGAGGGAACGTATTACATGAGAAAATACAGGTGCAGAACGGGCGATACTTTCCGACTGCTTCATATATCTGCCGAACCGAAATAGATTCTCCCGTGACAATAGACTTGAAACGACCTGTATCATTCAACATCTTGTTCGCAGCAAGGTCGTCGTCAATGTTGACCAGTTTGTTCTTTGTAGACGCAATGTAATAATCGTTATCAAACTTATTCAGTCCTACATGAGAACAGTTATTCGACCCGCAGAGGCGTTCAATCAGACGGGTATACGTTGACTTACCTGTACCACCATTGCCCTGAAAAATGAAAAACTTACCCATGAAATTCTCTTTGACAAGACAGTAGCCTGCGACCTGATACATAAACTGCATACGGAGCATATCTCCATTGGAGAGTTCTTTCATAAACTGGTCAATGCGGGACGAATATGGCGGGTCTGGGTCATACTCAATCGGGATAGCAACTGTATTGAATTCCATCTTGTTTGCTGTTTCAAGCGTCCCGTTTCGTAAATCAATTACTCCATTCGGACAGGCAATCTTGAAATGCTCACGATTCAAGTCTTCATCATCAATCTGCGTTTTAACCTTTACGAACTCTATAATCTCTTTACGCCCCGCCTTGCTGATATTTGAGTTGATATCTGCATAAATCATTGCTTCCAAATCAAGATTCGTAATCGGCTGATAATACGAGCCATTGAAACTGTAAATTGAGTCACCACTGCAAATTAAATCACGTTTTCTGATTAGTTCATCTGCAAACTTGGAATATTTATTAACGCCCTTATCATTACTGCTATCTTCTTCGGTGTTCAATTCACGGAGAACCGTACTGTATAGTTCGGTATTCTGCAAGGGTACAGCAAAGAAATTCTCGTTGATAGCACGGATTGTTTTCTCAATCTCAGATTTGCTGAGTGAATGCGACTTCTCCAGTACATTACGCCACCGCCACAGCGCGTCGTTTCTACCGTCGCCGTCATCGAAACCGATGAATGATTTGGTATTATTAAACCCAATGGGCTTCAGGAAATACGGAATCGCTTCCACAGAATCAGTCCAGTTACCCCATCTTCTATGCTCATCATTGACAGGGAGAACAATGTAGCCTGTGCCATTAGCGCGAGTGTCAATCTCAATATTAAGCCCGCACTTCAACTTGGATGCAGTCTTGATAATCTGGTCGGGGTCACGGAACAGCAAATGAATTCCACGATAAGTGTAGTTGTAGTTATACTTTACCTGCCAATACTTCAAAAACTTTTCAACCAGTTCGCCAGAACGAGGATGGTCGTGATTGTCAATGTCGACGATACAGTAACCTTTTGGGATAATCCAGCCGAGACGATAACCTTGCTCTGCCATAGTCTGTGCTTCATTGTATCCAAGTGCTTCAGTCTTCCATTTTGTTTTCGTGGATTTACAATCTTTGGAACTATCGTAGGGTTCGTCCTTAAAACGAGCCGCATCATATTTCTCAATCAATACGTACTTACTGCCAGGATAAAGTCTCTCGAGCCGTTCCAAATATTTATCCATTATAACTCTCCTTTACTCTCATAAATAAGTCTGCAAGTTTCTCCTTGTTCTTCACCGCGTCCCAAATATCTTCTTCAATTGTATTTTTCGCAACCAGGATATAAATGTCAACCTGATTCGTCTGCCCGATACGCCATACTCGGTGAAGCATTTGATTATACTTGATGTAACTGTAATCCATTGTATAAAAAATCAGCGTGTTGCACATCTGCAAGTTAAATGATTCACAACGGGAGCATTGAAGTAATAATACATCTGCTTTACCCTGCTTGAATTCCTCGGGGTCTTCTGTATGCGTGTAGCCCATAAGCATATCAAGCGTTCTTGTTATGTCAGATTTATCTTGCGCAAATTGATATACCACTACGCTATTCTCTTCAAGATTTTTCATAAGCCACATGAGTTTTTCGTTGTCGTTTACACGATAAGCTTTCCTGCTATCATCAGCGTCAGTATAATACAGATACCCGTTCGCCAATTCATGAAGTTTTGCAATAGCAGCAAGTTTTGCTACTGTTGTTTCTTCGTCTCCAATAGCAACGATACCTTCCAAAGCATTCCCATATTCCTTTGTTCTAATATAATCAATCGGAACTACATTGACTTTCAGTTCAGGCATCTCAACATCGCCATCGTCGTAATTCACTCTCTGCGTAAACTGAGCCAGATTATTTTCCCATGCCGATTTATAAATACTCTTGATACCTGTCGGCAGCTGAACAACTCTTGCGCCAGTGTATATATTTTTCGTATCACACATCAAAGACACAAACTTCGTATAGGACAGCGAACCCCATTCTGACACATTGAGGTTATGTAGTTGGCAGAAGATATCTACATCGGTATTTCCTCGCGGAGTACCAGTAAGACCAAATACATATTCAATTTTCTTCGTCAGTCTATGTAAGAGACGTGACGTTTTCGTATTGATAGCCTTGCAGCGGTGAACTTCGTCGACGATTGCTACATCCCAGTGCGCTTTTAACAATTTATCCGCCGTACCGTCCTGAATTGCTTTGTTAAACGTCATATATACTGTATCAACAGGGAGAATATTTTGCGGTTTAATCTCTGTCAACCACATCTTTTTAATAGCATCGGCAGTACTTAGAACAAGAACTTTGTTCTTACCTGATTTGACAATCTCTCGTGTTGCTTCAATTGCGGGGTATGTTTTACCAAGACCAGGCTTATAAAATAGGCAAGCGTGTTTCTTTTCGAGCAAGAATTCCGCGCCAAACGCTTGATATGTTTTCCGTTTCTTCAGATATTCATCGTAGAGCATCTTTTCCTCCAATATACATTTCCATAATACGTTCTATATCGGCGGGATTATCAATTCTAACCCATTCGCCATGCGCATTGTTAATCTGTTTCGCTACCACACGTTGACCTTTTGAAAGACCGCTATTCTTCTCGTTTCGTCTGCCAGGACGTTTCACTTCAATACCACAGTAAAGACCCACAGTAGCGTCTTCACCAAGCAACCGAACTAAAGTTGATAATTTGGCAGGAATACAAGCAGTCAGGTCGGGTCTACCTACTTCGGTCAATGCTGACTGAGGATTCTTATACACATAACCACCATGCTTGCGGATAGCATTCATTATTTTACGTTGTGTTACTGACTCCAATTCTTGTTTCATATTGCGACCTCAATTGCGACCAATTAAAACTAATTAAAACTAAGTAAAACTTATGCCAGTCTTGTATCAAACCCGCGTGAGTTGCACACGCTATACTCTTGATTCGATAAATATAGGGGAGCGATTAGGCTCCCCTTTTGTTTTAGAACGGCAGGTTACCGTCGTCGGGCCCAACAAGACTACCTGCGGGGGCGTACTTGACAATCTTGTAAGACTTTTTCGTTTCGACACGCGTATCAAATGTGCCGTCATCTCTCGGAGATTTAATCTCCTTTTCGTAACTCTCCTCGTCAACTTCTCCATCAAACTTCGTATCGATGAGTTTACGTCCGATAGTCTCATAATCGAGTTCAAACGTTTTCTTCTGCTCGTCGGTGAGATTCAAGCAAGCAGCAATCAGTCTATTGAAACTCCACTTTGTGGTTGGAAGAATCGCATGGTATAGCGTTGTCTGTCCCGCTTCGCTATCGCAGGTGAACTTCCACATCGGGTCGCCTTTCTTCGTATTAGTCAACTCCGCGTCAGTAATGGTGAACGTAAATACACCAGTCTTATACAAATACGTGCTCTTCTCAAAATCAGCAAACTTCTCAATCATCGTTTTCTACCTCGTTTTCTTCAGTATTATTATTTTGAACTACCACTTCGGCAGCTTCAACCTGTTGTTTTGCAATCATCTCCTGGAACTTGTCATATGTGAAATTCTCCACAAAGCATCCATGTTCCAGAATCAAATCGCGGGTTCCTGTATCCATTACAGGATTCGGTCCTACATAAGTTAAGAACTTCGTATCTTTCACCTTATTCTCTTCAACAGTCTTACGGCAGCAATAGAAAATATTGCTTGCATCTTTCATGAATTTCACTCCAGTATTGATTGTAACATCAGGAATGATTCTCATTTCTTTAGTAAGACCACTCGTTTCGTAAACTTCATACTCTCTCGTGTGCGTTACCCAGACAATAATCGTACCTGTTTCCTCGGAATACTTCTTCATATTGTCTTTCATACTAATCATCATATCGGCAACAGTTCCCCATTCCTGCTGCGAGAGATTAGCGCCACGTTTGTTGTACACAAGATACTGCTTGTAATCTTCCTGGAACGACCCAAGTGTATCAAACACAAGCGTCTTGAACGGATTCCCGCACTGTCTCAGGTCGCGCAGGAGTTCCGCACATTTCTCGATAGATGTCTTCGCGATACGTCCGTTAACGATAGGGTCATTGCGGAGATTCTTTACTTTAATGTTTCCGTTCTTACAATCGGCAGGATACTTTGCTTGAAGAACACGACCACCGCCATCGTTGCCAACCGCGCAATAAAGCAACGGCTTCGGATAACTCCCCGCAATAATCGTCTTACCAGATTTCGGTTTTCCCATATACATATCAATGCTATGGGTAGTGAAAGTATCAAATTCCATATTATTTACCTCTTATCTGTGGAACCAAACGCTCCGTCAGTACGAGTTCCCTCTTTCTTAACTTTACATGCTTTTACAGGGGTAAACGGGAGTACTACAATCTGGCAGAATGCTTCTCCAATACCATAAGTAACAAGAGCATCGGACACATTGTGGACCACGGCGCTTACGCTACCGCTATAGTTCGGGTCAATTGGACAGGGTGCAACAATCAGTCCACGTTTAGCAGCAGATGTTCTTGCGAACAAAAAACCAGCTTCTCGTACAGGGATGTGCACTTTCAGTTTCAAATCGATAACGGTTGTACTATGTGGCTCGAAATGCACAGGTTCCGTAAGCAGAACATCCGCTCCAGCATCATCCGCGTAGCCTTTAACCAATCTGTTCTCCATCAGTGGATTCCTCCTTTGCTTCAGGGGTGGGTTTATCAGTCGTATTGTCTTCTACTTCATCATACTGCGGGTCAGTGAGATACTTGTGAATCAAGTCTTCAAAGTCCTTCGTTTCTTTGATGAAGTCATTCTTCACAAAAATTTTGGCAAGAATCGCACAAGCAAAGGCGCACTCGTTCACATTACTTCCTTCTCCTGCAGTAACATAGTATTTGCCGTCCTCCTGATTAAACGCAACTTCCAAAATTTTCTGCATTTTATAATCTCCTTTCTTAATCGGGTACTATCATTATACACAATCAATCGCTTCATTCGCAATAAGCATAATTACCAAAGTTTTTAACTACAAATTGTTGATATAGAACAATCATATATAACATCACCTCCAATAGTATTTTTTCAGCAAACTATCTTTTGTGATTCCTATATCTTTCAATGCGGCGGCAATATGATTTCTCCTTGAGCGCCCCCACACCGAAGTGTTTCCAGATAACAGTTCTCTGAACAATTGAAAACACCCCCGTTCACCAATACGCTCTACGAAATAGCATTTCACTTCATCAAGCATATCTTTCATAGATTGTTCGTGTAATTTGTTTTCCTCATCGTATTTATATTCTAAATCTTCCATAGTTTCGCCATATGATAATTCGTCGTCATCATCAAAGAAATCATATATAGAAACTGTCTGAATTGATTTATGACGAGATTCGCAAAGAAGTTCATTCCTAAACGCTGTAGCAATTAACGACTTATGCAAGTAGTATCCTTTTTGATAAAGCAAACTTGCCACATATCTGCATATCTGGTATAAATCTTCTATCTCATAATGTTTGAATTGCTGTTTTGCGTTTGTTGCAAGTTTCATAAAAAACGGGTCAAAGATTTCTATAATTAAATCAATTGACGGTTGTCCGAAACAAACAATTCCGTCTGATTTCACGAGGTCAGATTCAATAATTTGTTGAACAGTATCGTATGATAACGTATTCCACGCTGGATTATTCGAGATATAATAAACTAATTCGTATTGCTTATTGTAGCATATATAAAACGAATAGATATCCAGATGTGGCATTAGCAACCGCGCATTATCCTTTGGATTGTCCCCCAACCACAATTTTGTTTTCCATAACTGGTGCATGATACTCCCTCGCAAGTTCAATGATAAGATTCTGCAGGTCTGTTTCGGACGCGCCTCTGGTAGCAAATGTGTTAAGAATGCGGTGAACTGTGGCAAGAGTTTCTTCTTTGAACGACGCGACTGTCTCGTTCTTCCAAGCATCAGTATTCCAATATTCTGTTTGTACAAAAAACAGAAGTAGTTTTCGCGGAGAAAGTCTCGAAATCCCGCCGACTTCTATTTCAGGGTTGATAACGTAATAATATTGGTTCAAAATGGTAGCCGTTAACGTACATTGCGGGCAATCTGAATCAATCGGTTCGCTATAAATTGCATTTTCAGCAAGAGCACCTTTCCGCATCAATTCTACAAGTGTGTTTACAATAAACGTTTCACCGCCATGTACACGAACCGCTTTAATATACTCCGACGGAAATCGGAAACGCAAACTCTTACAATCATTCATCGGATTTTTCCTCCTTAATCATCATATTGCTTTCTTCATCATACACCCAGACTTGAGTATCGTTCATAGGTCTTGTAATCTCAAATCTTGTCACGTTAGGAATGCACCCTTTCAATTTTACAAATTCTTCTCGTGAAATCCTGTCTGGAGCAGCATCGTTCCGTTCGACAAGAAGAATCGCATTTCGCATAGGCTTTACTTCAATTTGATGTTCAATTCCTTCATAATTTGAACGATAATCCAATACTCTCACGCCAACCATTGTCTCTCCTCCATTTATAATGTTCTGTTTCAGTCATAATTAACCTGTTGTCTACAAACCAGCCTTCGTTCGCATCTGGCTTAATGGATATTTTTGATTGTTTCTGTCCTACTTTAATGATATACAACCGTTCGCCACGTAACAACTCATATTGACTGTGAGTTAATTCGTTAAATCGCAAATTTCTCCAGTCACGTAAATAACAGCGTTCACCTCTGTTTGGTACACTCAATCAATCTTCACCTCCTCATAATTACCGTTCGTTTCATAATTTCTGGCAAGTTGTCCTGGGTAAAATACACATCTATGCACAAACTCTACTGTTCTTCCACAATTACTGCAAAAGTATCGTGCAGTCCACGTCAGCTGTTTGCAATTTACTTCATACGGAGAATCGCTCATATGCCAATTACAAATGAACGGGTCAGACAAAATCTTATTATTGCAATACTTGCATTCTACTTTCATTTATGTAACCTCACATATACTACTAAGAATAAACATCCGAACACTGCTGCTGATAGAAATATCATCTTACAACCTCAAATTCTTGCTCTTCAGATAGCCATCGGAACAACGCATCTTCGGAAGACGTACCACGGAAAAGTACTCTTCGTAATGAAACTAAAATTGTAAAATCTGAGTCGTCCATATCGTATTTACAAAGTAGACCGTTTGTAAGAAACTTCGCAAGTTGATTATCACTTAACGTGTTCAACCATTCACGATTCGTCACTTCTCGCACTCCCATTTGAAAAACTGACCACAATTGTTGCACAATCTTGCAGCAAACGATACAATATATGTACGGCATCGTGGGCAAAGATATTGAGTTTTAATATCGAACGGATTATACGGCATTGTCTTTGGCGCAAGAGTTTCCAGTGCATCAATGGCAAGTTCGATATCAGCCACATAATCCATCTGGTTTTCAGTGCAGTCTTCACTAATCAGATACTTCAAATTTTCAATTACCGTTTCATACATCTTCTTCATTCCCCCAATCTAATGCTTGACCACAAGTAGAACAATATCATTCTTGTGTATTGATACCAACATAGCATCCGCACTCAGGGCAACGAGGATAATCCACCGTACTCTGCACAACGGGTTTTGGAATCTGTTTTTCAAGAGCTTGCTTCGCAAGGTCAATTGCCAATTTACAGCCTCTTGACTCTGGATATTTATCAAGTCCCTCTTCGTCAAAATAAAAATCTTTCTTAATCCGTTCCAACGCTTCTCCATTAGTCATACTCGTCTTCTCCATTGGTACAATATCATCTTTCAATAATCCTTCTGCTATACAAGCGCTACTTTCGCAATCGCCATGATTATTCGCGTAGCTACAGCTAATTCCTTTAGTGAAGCAAATATTTCTCTGATTAAAATCACTCATATTTATTCCTCCATTTTACAACCACAATTACTACAATAATGCGGCAATACAATATAATAACCAGAATCCATATCGCCTTCATAGTAGATATCATCCGATACGTGTTCACAGTTACTGCATTGACAATATTCTCCGTAATGCACCCATTTCGCGTGTTTCACTTCCTGCACATCTGTTGTTGGCATATTTTCCGCGAGCGACATGCATGAGTTGTAACCAGTAAACGCGGTGTCCAATTCATTTCTGCCTTTGGCAATTTCAGCTTTACAGCCGCAATAACTGTCTCGGAAAAGCTGCAGAAGATTGTCTTTATCAATATATTTCGGCATTTTCTTCCTCCAAGTCCATCTTCGCGCCGCATTCTTCACAATACTTCCCACTCGGTTTTTCCGAAGAGCCTTCTGTGAGTTTTACAAATCCGCAGCATGAACAGCACCATTCCTCGCCACCAAGATGTGCCCATTTTCCGTATCTCACTTCCTGCACGTCTGCCGCAGGCATCGCATCGACATCTTGTTTGATGGCATAAAAACCATCGAGTTCTGTTGTGCGCACAAACTCACCATCAAGCATCGGTACTGCGATCGCCTTCCAGTCAATCAAATCTGTGTTAATGTATTTTGCCATTGTTACTCTTCTCCTTTATCTGTTCTTCCAACGTTTCAATCTTGTGTTCCAGATTTTCGATGTGGTCATCGTTAATCCATATAAATATTTCTCCGACAATTACTCCGACCGCCATCAAAATTTCGGAAACTGTACCTGATGTAAATGTTGCCACAATTAACGCAATCAGTGAGATACCTAATAGCCATCGATACATTCCATTACTCCTTTCACCATACAAAGTCAGCATGCTCTTTCATGAACGGTTCGACTACTTCTTTAATGGCACGTCCAGCAGCATCGTCAGACGAAAAATAAACGGCAGAATGGTGTGCGCAGGTATGAAATGTAGTATCAAATTGATTACTGCGGCATCCATAATAAATACACCAATGCTCAATTTCTCCGTCCCACTCCGCCGTATCTTCACACCCATTGTCATACGCGAACTTCAACAGCTTACGATAGAGCAATTGGTGGAGAGCTACTTGTTTAGCGAATGCTTCATCGTTGAAATAATTTCCGGCCGTGTTTAATTCTTTGTCAAATACAGTATTGCATTCGGTAAGACCGCAAAGATCGTCAAATTTATCGATGCAAAAATATTTCTTTCCTTCTCAAACTCTTTCAAACGGATTCTTCCTCGTTTCAATTCCCAACAGTTTCAACTGTTCTTCAGTCAGTTCTGATTTCTTGCCGTTAATTACGATATAGTTATTACTCATCTTCGTCCTCCATCAACTCTGGATTATCATAAAAGTTTCCAACAATTTTACAATCGACTCCATAAATATGTTCAACAAACGAAAGTTTATCTCCATCACGATTTATGAGAGTAAACGCAGCATCGTCCTCCTCGTATTCAATAATAAATGCTCCGTCTTGTTCATCAATATCTACAATGTCGCCTTCGTAAATTGGATTACCGTATTTGTCTGCAAGACCTATCCATCTCGTAACAGTTTCCGATTTAACATCTATCGCGTACAATTCGCTCGCGTACAATGGGATAATCACTTCTTTTGTATTACCAGTGTAACCATAGCGAGCATAATAACCGTAAACCCATTCATCATTATCGAGTCGCTTCGCTCTAAAGCAATGTTCAATCATTGTCATCATCCTCAGTTAAAGCATCTTTCAAAATACTAATTTGCGTAGTTTCCGAATTAAAAATGTTAGAAGTATTAAGCCCAAATTCTACCGCAGCAGCTTTAATTAAATCTACAGATTCTCTGATATCAGGAATATCATTTTTCAATTGCTCAATTGCACTTTCCGCAATCCAAAGAAGAACTGCTAATTGCTCCTGCGTACAGTTACTTGCATAGCAACGAACTTTCGGTGTAGTAACGCCATCTACATTCATGAAAGTAAGATAAGCGTTGCAAGGTGTTTTCGTATGACCTTTGGGGTCTAAAATATCAATAAGACAATTGTTCATTTATTCTCTCCTATGTTTCTCTTTCTTTGCTATAGCAGTTTCAATCGCAGCATTGTAATACTCGTACTCTTCGTCAGTCATGTAATCAAATATGGACGTACCCTCTTTCGGAAAACCTCTTCGTTCCGACACACGTTCCAATAAATCGTACATGACTGGCATATCCAGATACTTTCGCAATGCATCAGGTATAACTGTAGCGCCAGGATGTTCAATCTCCATCACGGCTCACCGCATCAATGCCATCATCGCTTCCCGTAATTTTACTCTTAATTACTTTCGCAATCTTGTCGTATGCACTCTGAATTTTTTCACGTTTGAATGTCAACAGGTTAGACCTACTCGTGCCATCCAGAGCAGCGTAACGTGTAAGAGTTGCTTTCAATGATTCCTGTACCGCCCACAATTCATCAGTTGTTAAATCAAGCATCGTATTTCTCCTTAGTCAAAGTAATAACCAGATAACAAATCGTCAGTAACTCTTTCAAGGTCGTCTAACTTCTCCAAGATTTCCTGTTCGAAACTTAGTTTTACTCTGTCTTTGTTAAATTTTGTCAGAGTTACTACACCGAATTTCTTTGTCGGAAGCATAACTTTACAACCACGGAGTAAAGCATCCTCAGCTTGTTTGTCTGTAGAATAAGGCTCTATTCCAAACTCTTCGCCAAGATAATAAATTTCATCTCTACCCCACGTAGCAATTTGTGTTACAATCCAGCGCAGTCCACTCTCAATGTTGTCTCCATATGTAGCCTTAGCCACATCCAACATACTTTTCAATCTTTCGGTAGGAATTCTCATTCTACGTCTTCCTTTCTCAGTTCTTCTGCAACATTGTTACACGTAAGTAAATCTTCATTAAATGCTTCCATAATCGCGTTAATGTCATCATTTTTAGCAGCAAGATTCAACTGGCGTTGCAATTCGGCAGTAAGCATACGGTAATACTTAGCAATAATCAGCAATACCTCATGTTTCACTCCTTTAGTCATTTTCTCAATACCTCCATACACTCATTTATTTCTTTCAGCAGCGCTTCCATATTGCATATTGTCTCCGTTCTGTAGCGTTGGTCAAGTTTCTTCAGTCGTTCAGCCGCAGAACAAATAATTGTTGCTCTGAAACTGTCAAGCACTTCCAAGATCTTTTGTTTCTGTTCGTTATTCATTGCATTTCTCTCCTGTAAAAATACCATCGTAGCCGAAGAATCTATCCATAGATTTCAGCACATTCATCGAATAGGACGGAGTGTATTCGGCAATCGTTAGAATGATTCTTCCGCTGTGCTTCAGCAGTTTCTCCATTTCTTCATCGGTGAAATAACACTGTTGAATTGCGAGACGAACCCATTGATACGTTGCAATATAATCCGCAGAAGTCCACAGGTCGTTCGCCGTCAACTTCAACATCGCACTTTTATACTGTTTGTACTCTTTTTTCTACAGATTTTACTAACTTGTCACGTAATTCCTCGTTCATGTATCCTCCTCTCAGATATCGTCCCTGCAAATATCGTCATCTCTGAATACGAGACTATTGTAAGTACGCCCATCATTATCTGTGTACACGTTACGAGTAACAGCGACAATATCATTCAGCTGTTCTGCTGCCATGTCCAATACGTTATTCAAACCAAATTCCCTAATATAGCTATCCAAATAATGTCCGCTGTAGCGGAATACCACATCTTCTGGATTGTTGCACTCATTGTAACAAATGATACTGTTAATCATGTCAATACAAGCTAATTTGTTATATCGGTCATCATTCAATCCACTACTGCGGATAATCTCCATCTGTTTTCTTGTCATTTATCTTTCATCCTCATTCCGTTAATTATTGTGCTTGTTGGTTTTATCCTTATTATTCTCCTCACAAGTAAAGTAGCCAACCTCAAAACCAAAGTAGATACAAGCCGCAGCGAAAATAATTACTTTGTATATTTGCACGTCTTTGAACGCCCAGATAATGTAGCCGATGACTGCTGCAACAATCAGCAAGCCTTTCATCACATCCCACGCGCTCTTGATTTTATTTTTCATATGAGGGAATCCTTTCGCACATAACAAGAGCGAATCCTACATCCGTCGTGAACGTAATACATCTCATATAAGGTTTATCGTCGTCAAAGTACCCTGTTGCTGTAATACTCTTCGCTTTCAGCACCTCCATTGCAGTTCTGAGATACTTTGTGTGCATCTTACAATCTGGCGCAAGACGAATAGACTGTGTTTTGGTAGCCGCTACAACTTTATAGTTGATGTCCAATTCTCTGCGCTTTGCGGTCATATTACTACTAAACAACGCAGACGGGTCGAACGCGCATTCGTCTCTCCACAGCGGACCATGTTTCGTAGCCATAATTTCTGTTAACTTTCTCGGCAGGAGAATAGCCGTAGTATCACTAAGTACCAGTGATTGCTGTTTGTACACAAGATGCCTGTTGTAACTGTCGTCCAAAAATTTACTGCGGTTCACCAGTACAGAGTGAATTGCTTCTACCTGTGTTTGATTGTATACGTATTTTTCCATACAGTCACCTCATCTCAAACAGCAGCTTACGCTGTTCTTTCAGCTCTTCAATTTTGTTCTCCAGATACGCCACATCCGTCTCGTAGCTCTCACTCTCTTCGTCCAATGAATCAAGTTCGTCACTGCACTGAACCAGATACATCTGCACTGCTTCAAGCAACAAGTATTTGTTCATATCACACCTCTTACCACTCATCCAAAAATAACATCTCCGAAGAGCGCCAACTGGATGATACAATCACACGCCTCTCCGTCCATCTCGTCATCGTACAGGACGATGTTTACATTACCATTCGCATCACGGTCTACATCCCACCATGTACGGTCGTAGCAATACTGTTGGTCAATTGCCATATTGATACCGCGCATAAGTCCATCCAGTGTCAGGACGTACCTACAGGCAGGCTCTTCCACGTCAGTTACAATCAACGCGCCGTCAGTGTACAGAATCTCTGTCAGCACTTCCTCATACATTGGGTCATCTTTTCCGAGCGTAGTACGCGCCGCTCTATAATCGTCAGGGTTCGCGTCAATCCTGCCCCAGTAACCAATCTCACAGTTGGACAGGATACTCTCGATGTTCTCTCGTGTAATCACTGCTTCAGTCATAGTTATCACCTCACACTTTCCATCTACTCTCAATAAAGTTAATCGTGTCGATACAGCCGATATCGTCAATTACTTCATTGTCCTCTGTACGGTGTGAGTTAATCATCTGCTTGTACTTCATCGCGCGCTCTTCACGAATACCGAGCATGAGTGCTACCTCATTTGTTGTGATAGTTAATGTACGAACAAACTTATCACCCTCATGTGTTCCATGCAATCCAATCAGTACATCACCGTGTACACCAGCCTCAATCTTCCACCGCCTCATTAACTGGCGGAAAGAAATATGCTTTGTTCCAGAAATGTCTCTCGTTGCCTGAATATCGTTGTTAGTATTGTTACCAATACCCTCAGTATAAATATTATTGTTACCAGTGTCCTCAATATAAATATTATTGTTACCAGTGTCCTCAATATAAATATTATTGTTATTCATCTGTGTTTCTCCTTATATCAATTATATCACTTATCTTGTTCGTTGTCAATACGCAATAGTGCATACAGTTTTAACAGTTTCACTATTGTAATTTAGTCAATTTTATCATCGCTCGACTCATTACTCTTTCGTCAATTTACCACTCATCATTAGTTCTTGTTTGTACCGCCGTGTTTCACGGGTTGCTCTCGTACAATATTCCTGCGACTGTCTAAACTCGCGCCAGTGGTTTTTAATGTACTCGTCTTGTTTTCGTTTGGACTCAGGATTTACAATAAGAAGTATTAGCTTCTTTGACACATTGTACTCTTTAGCGAGAGACATCAGCGACTTACCCTGCTCCCGCTTCTCGCGTATCTCAATGTACTGCTCGTCTGTCAACTTACGCCGTCTATCTTGTAAACCAGTGAGTTTGATGTGATTCGTCTCATGCCTGTAAGGCATTATTTATCCTCCTGCGTTTTAGTAGTGGCGACCAGTCGTTCAAGGATACCAGTAATACTGTCCTCCAGTGTATAATAAGTGTCACCAAAGATACATGACTCGTCGGGGTCACCCATCCTGTAGATATCGGGCAGAGTTACATTATTTTTATCCAGTAAGTCTTCAAACAGCTCGATGATAGCCGCCGCAGTTGAGCGCAGGGAGGTTTCATCAACATAGTGATTGTTTACGAACATATTATTTCACCTCCGTTACTTCTACATCAGGTAAGTGCTCCATCATACCGTTCTCAGCAAGGTGCGCGCCGTAGAACTCATAGCAAGTATCTAAACACATGGGCTCTTCGTGTACATTGTATTTAATCACCTCGCCACAATGTGGGCAAGTAACTTCATCCCATACTGTCTCGTACTTAGACAGCTTGTACATATACACGTCACCGTTCAAACAACAGTTTAACTGCTCAATCTCGTTCAAGATAATATTAGTAGCGATGTCACGCCACTTATCTGTAGCAGGGTGGTTAGCCTCAAATGCTGATTTAGTGTAGATAGCAAACCCGCAGAACCCAGTGTCCCACCTGTCACTGAACGGTCTTGCACTAACACACATACCGCTATGAGAGTAGCAGAACAGTGGATAAAATACTACACTGTCAGTGTTAGCAAGTATCCGCATCAACTCCTCTTCCGTATTGTCGCGCTCGTAATCTACACCGAGCGTTACAAGTACAGATACAAGACTGCACCACAAGTCACTCCTTGTACCGACATTACTGTACTCGGAGAGCGACCCCATGAAGTAATAGCTTGCTTCAAACATAGGCGGACTTGGGTACTCGTCGTTAAGTACCTCCAGCAAATAGCGTTTCCCGTCCTTTACATACTCCGCTTTACATGGCGCGGTTAGTTGTGAAAGTTTCATATATAATACCTCCAGTATATGTGTATATGAATCAGCACCACGCAGGTGTCTTGTCAGTGTCAGGCAGATTTTTCAACCAGTCTATCACGTCCTGCGGTAGCGGCTCGTAGCACCAACTACTACCCCACTCGTAGCCGCACACAGGGCAGGGCTTAGTAAGAATACCGAGCGGGTGTTTGTCGCACCATTTAGTGTCGCTGTCCATAGGGTACAGACTACTGACAGGTTTCGTCTCCTCTTTGTACAGCTCATATCCCGCGGGAGCATTAGCGCTGTCACTGTTAATGAAGTACGGCGCATTGTAGAGTCTGAGTTCGTCGCCGCTCAGGCGTACATTACACCCCTGACCCACGTCACGCGTCACGCGGTTATGCAGTTTATCAGACTGCTCACGCAGTGTAGGAGTCATCTTGTACTTATACATACTGACCCGCTTACTTGCGTCCCAATCCTCACCTACTTGGTGCTCACAGCCTGCTCTCATGTCATTGAGGTGCCACCGCTCCCAGATGTTGCACAATTTATCGAGCATACTTTTGCTCCACATTTTAGTAGGTGTACCCTCACGGATATCGTCTACACACTGCCCGCAGGAGTACGCATTACCGCTCGGTGTCGGACCTACTACGCCGCAGATGGACAGGGCAGGACCTTTGTCCATGTCCCGTATCTCAATTTTACAGTACGCGTCCTTACGGCGCTTATTACCTGTATCAACAGTACAGGGGTGGATAATTTTAGTGTACTTCATATTATTTGTTACCTCTCTTTCACGTATGTGTGTATTACTTTACTGTATATGTTACTTTACTGTATGTAATTAGTCCAGCACTCTCTCAATACTGTCAGTTATATCTTGTATGTACGTACTACAGTACGCGTCATACAGTGTGTCCAGTATGTAGTCATAAGACAGCAGGCGTCTGATGTCTTTTGTCGACAGCAGGATACCCCCTACATACAAGCACGGTTCGTCTGCAAGTGTCTCGCCCGTTTCACCGTCAGCGGGTGTGCCGTCACTGTCAACAGTTACTACTGGCTCGTACGGTGTGGGCGTATCTACAGTTAAGTGCGAGTCTACCTCCCGTACCGCCCCGTCGAGCAGCCAGTACGTATCATTGTAGTAACTGTACCTGTAGGCAGTGTGGATAGCCAGTGCTCCACCGTGCAGGAGAATGTCGTCTGCACCCTCTATCTCGCTCTTGCAGCGGGACAGTAGTGTCTGCAAGAGGGCACGCGAATAATCATTCTGCGCGGGCTGTTTCTCTACTGTACCTGCGTACATTGTAGCAGGGACGCGTCTGTCTTTACTGTTTGTACTGTTTGTACTGTTACCGCTACTGTTGTTCATATTTGTACCTCACTTTGTTCATTACATATTTTACCAGTTATGTATGGTTTTACTATTTTTAGGTTATTTTGGAGACTGTTTTTCCTCCCATATCCTGCTTGAAACCCATGTATACACCATATTTACCATAATTTAGGTGATACATCTCATGTAGACCTACGATGTTAGTTATTGCGTTCATAAAATTTATATATTTATGACATTAACTATTTTTTCCTGCACTGTCTGAGGAATCCGTTTACAATGCGTTTACTGGATTTTTTGGGGTTTTTGGTATGGTAAATTTTGGTTATTCTGATATGTTGAACTTACTGTGTGGAAATGTTCATACTTATGTAGTTTGAAGTAATAATTTTAAATTCAGCGAAGTTTTACTTATAAAAATAGATATTATAGTGTTGAAATTGTCGTAGTGAATGTGCTTAAAATGTCGTAGTGGATTGCTACTTGCAGTTGTTGAATGTATATAAACTTTACAGAATTTCCCATGAACGAGTGTTCATAAAATTTTCTATTTCAGCAATGTTACAAACAACACTTGTATATTTATTTCGCAGTCGGTTGATTGTACAATGCTGTCTGCATACTTACCTTTGCGGTCGCTCTATTAGATGCTCGTTAAAGTGTACAAGGTTGGCAGAGATTCACACTACATCGTTGGATGAAGTATACTATAATACTGTTGATTACATTTGTGTCACAGGTAGTGATAGAGAAAATTTTTGCTTATATATTTTAAAATATATATATATAAAAATAAGCCTTTTTTATTCTTAGATACTAAAACTTTATCTAACTGTGACAATCATGTAGCTTTACAATTTTGGTAATTCGTTTACCAGTAGTTAATAATTACTCACCACACTGTTTGCGGAGCAAAATGTCCGCGTGATCAAGATATCCCACTGCTTTCATAATGTAGGCTGATGCTTTGGCGAGATACTTGATACAGTTACCGCGCAACTGTTCATCCTCAATCGTTTCTTCAATGTACTTGCGTTGCTGTTGGAGGTAGTAGATGGTTTGAGTAAGTGTTGTATCGTTGTTGTGATATAACTCACCCACTGGTTTCTCTGTAGGAGGACAGTATTCGGCAACTACTGCAGGGTCAATAGTGACACCATTTTCTTGCAGGATTTCAATCCAGACTTTCATTGTGTGCAAGCAGCCACTCTCATAGCAGTCTTTGTCGAATGGACATTTATCACACTGGAGTCCTACGCAATTAAATGATGCTTTTCCGTTATGGTCTTTTGTTTTTTCCGCTGTAGTGCGGATGCAGTCTTCAATTGTTTTCTCTTGTTCGCTTTTGTATAACATAATGTACTATCCTTTCTGTTGTAGAGATGCTTTCGCATGGCTATTGACCTACTTTGAGTGGCTGATTTTAGAATTAGTCTTGTTAGTAGTTATAGGGAGTAAAATATACGCCGTGTACTACTCGGCTACTTCCAGTATCGTCAAAGAGTGTCTGAAGTATTCTTTGCTGATATAAATGTAGTTGTGAGTGTTAAGGTTGTAGGCGAGAAGTCCGAAGTCGTTCTTGTAGATTTCCAGCAGGTCGCCCGTTTTGATAGTATGGACACCTTTAGTGTTTTTCTCCCCGTCTGCTGTAGCCCGCGCCGTAACGCGGTAGAAGTTAGTAGGTATCCTGTTCATTCTCGACACTCTCCTTGTAGCTGTGACCGTAGAATGCAGTGTAGATGGCGTCGCACTTCTGGTACTCTTCTTCCCAGTAGTCGTGAAAACGGTCTGCTACATACTGACGGCGTTCGTCCAGTGCATCCAGACGCTCCATGATACCCATCATGAGTTCTACCATCTCATCTTCTGTGACAGTGTAGCCGTTACTTACTCTTTCCATGATTCAAGCTCCTTTTTAGGCATATAGTAGTTATTGTTAGCGGTGATAACGTAGAAATTATCATCGTTCTGAAATGCGTATGTGAATGTAAAAGTGTTGTAGCTGATAATGCGTCCGTTGTAGCCGTGTACTTCCTCCATCAGTTCTTTACAGTACTTGAGCGCTCTATGCTTTTCCGTAGAGCATCTTCCATATACGTCGTGCAGTTCTGTAGCTGTAGAACGCTCGTAGGCATTCACGTAGCCGTTTAAGTTTTTGTGTGTCATAGTTTCCTCCTTGTAGGTTCGCAACCTAAGAAAATAGCAGGACGGGCAAAAATTGAGGGAGCGATTGCCCCCTCGGTAGGTGTTAGCCCTGTAGATTTTTCAACTGCTCTTGTAGCTTTGCCAGCTGTGCCAACTGTTTCTTGATTTGCTCTTGCAGCGCGTAAGCGGGCGACTCCATGCGGGCGATAGCCTTTGCGCGGATAGCGTTGTACGCGTCTCTGTCGGCGTCATCCAGCGCATCGAACCAGTAGGGCAAGCGGTCGCTTTTTGTGCGACAGCTCGCGGGGTCTGCTGTAGCGCTGTAGCCGTAGCGCGGTACAAGCGTGAACGCGTTATCTTCCGTTACCTTGTAGGCGGCAAGGAATTTCCGTCCCGCGTCGTTCTCAGGCAAAACAAGGTCGACGCGCCCAGTGCGGGGGTCTGTGACTGTTTCTGTTATTTCCGCCGTAGTAACTGAGCCTGTAGCGGTGTTTTCGCGTACAAGGTAGTATTTTCCCGCCGCGAGTGTGACTTTTTCAATAAACGGGGTTTCCCCGTCGTGTGAGCGTGTGATGGTAACTTTTTCCATAGATAGTTTCCTCCTTATATTTTTGGGGTACAATGCCCCCGTTGTGCCGTAGCGTTATTTTTGTACCGCTTGCCGTTTACACTCTGACGGCGTGGGCGGTTATTCGGTTTTCAAAGAACAGCGCGGCAACCGTGGGACGGGCGGCACCAACCGCCGCGACCCGTAACCCGTACCCCGTGGGACTGTTTCCGCCGTGGGCGGTTTCAGGGTGTCCCGTTCGGGGCTGGGGTGGTTTTCCTTGCACATAACTAATTTTGAATCATATTAAAAAACGGGGGTGAGCGCCCCTCTCGTTGGCGCTGGTAGGAGATTTTCACCAATATCTCTCCAAAATTTCTCAAAATACCTGAACATTGTACTATTTCCTCTCTCGTTAATACCGTGGTATTACTCTTTGAACTATATTAAAAGTCGTATTGCAGTAAAAATCGTCAAAAGTAGTACCTTGTAAAAATTATTATATACCTTGTAAAAATTATTATATACCAGACAAAAATACACATCGCGGAAAATTAGTCGCAAAATTGCTAAATATAGTGTATAATATAGTAAACGGAGGTATAATATCATGACTGAGATAGTAAAAAACAGTGCTGCTGGTAGCATCCCCAATAACGCTGCCGTCTCTCCAATTCCCACAAACAAGCAAATTGTCCGTAAAGAGGTTGCTGCTGTAACCCAGAACGCTCAGATTCGTAAGCAGTGTGAGGCTAAGAACCTGTTTGCCGACCCTAAATATGCGCGTCAGGCGTGGAAGAGTGTCGGTACAGCCATCCTTGCCAGCCCCGCTGTTGCACCCGTTGCAAACATTGATACTCTGCAGGGCGCTATTGAGGACTACTCCTATAAGAGTCTCGTTGCCGACACTGATAAGTTAAAGGCAGCCTACTTGCGCCCAGGTGAGATACGAGAGCCTACTGAGATAGAGATGATAATGCGCTGCCAGATATTGCGCGCGAGATTCGACACAGGCGCAGCAGTGTTCGTGCGTGACACATTGGGGGCTAAACCTGTGGACGAGAGTAAGGTGGAGGCTACTGTCAGTAACCCCTACGAGAGCATGACTGACGATGAACTGGAGGCGCTGGCTGCGTACCGTGAGAGTCGTGACAGGCAGACTGTTACCGACGACACTGTCACAGGTAACACTGTCACCTCCGAGGGGTGATACTATGCTACTGTCACTCATTGCCGGCGCAACCGCCGCCGCGATAGATATCGGCGCTATATTGCTGATACTTGTGTCGAATCATTACTTGGAATAACTGAGAGGTACTATTATGACTAACATACCCACATACGACCCCAGCAAATACCCCGCCACTGCCTACGGTATCAGTTCGTGGAGCGGTAAACCCCTGCCTAACACATTGGAGGGAGAGTTGGAGCGGCGTAAGTGCAGGAATGACTATGGAGAGTATGTCAGACTGTCTAATGACGGCTTCTATATGACGCATATGCACAGATACGTCTGTGACTGTATACAGGCGTTCATTGAAGCGCCGACAGATAGGGCGATGGATATCCTGCTGCTGAGCATTCCCCCACGGAGTGGTAAATCTTTCACTATTACTGAAACCCTGCCCTCGTGGTTTCTTGGTAAAAACCCTACTGGTAATGTTATTATTTGTGGCTACGAGGGAACATTCGCTGAGGGCTTCAGCCGCCGCAACCGTGACAAGTTTAACCAGTATGCTAAAGACGTGTTCCGTGTGAAAGAAAACCCTAACGTGCAGGGCGTAGCGCAGTGGGAGACGGAGAACGGCGGGCGCTGTCGTGCCGCTGGTCTGAAAGGTGGTATCACTGGCTTCGGCGCAGAACTGTTCATCATTGATGACCCTATCAAGAACCAGGAGAGCGCGGAGAGTGAGACTGTGCTGGCTAAGATACATGACGAAATGGGTCCGAGCGTGCAGTCGCGTATTCACCCTGGCGGTAAACTTATTGTCATACAGACCCGCTGGGTGGAGAATGACGTGATAGGATACATCCAAAATAACTGGGCGGACTATATCTGGGCAGATATTAACCTCCCTTGTGAGTGCGAGAACCCTGCGACAGACCCGCTGCATCGGCGCATGGGTGACTCTCTGATGGGTGAGCACATGGGTGACTATGACTTGCCGCAAAGAATCCGTAACGACAATACGTGGCTAAAATCTAAGAAGACTCTCGTGTGTGCTGGTGAGGGTGAGCGTGTGTGGAACGCGCTGTATCAGGGGCATCCAAGCGCGCAGAGCGGTAACCTGTTTCGTGACGGGTGGTGGAAACGGTACTGCCGCGACATCGGTGGGGTCACTGAGGACGGGAGCACCCGCACCCGTGAGATAGGTATCGCTGATATGGAGTATACTTGTCTGTCAGTTGACGCTACTTTTAAGAAAACTGACACAAGCGACCGCGTGGCTATTACTCTCTGGGGGCTGAGTCAGAGTCATGCTTACTTGTATCGTCTGATAAATAAACGCATGGGGTTCACTGAGACGGTAGACCGCATCAAAGCGCTGTGCAAGGAGTATCCTAACATTGACCAGCTGATAATTGAGGACAAGGCTAACGGGTCGGCTATTATTGATACTCTGCGCTACACTGAGGGTATCCCTCCTATTGTCGCGGTAAATCCGCTGGGCGGTAAGTATTCACGTGCGCAGGCGGTGAGTCCTTTCGTGGCAGGGGGTAACGTGCATATACCTGTCGACTTCACTGCACGGGAGCGTGAGGAGATAGAGGACGATAACCGTATCGAGACAGGGTACGGGCGTTTCCTGTATCAGATGAGTCATTTCCCGTTCGCTAAAAATGATGATATGGTGGACTCTATGTCGCAGGCGATGAGTCGTATGATAAAACTTGTCACTGGTGAAGAGCCTATGCCTGAGCGTAAGTGGACACGGTTCACTAAGTGGTATCCTGATATGTGGGAGGACTACGAGCAGATGAACAGTGCGCAGCAGGAGGAGTTTATTCGTACCTATGGCGCACCGCTGGAGTGGGAGGATATATAATAAATAGTAATCACACATCCGCCATAAATTGCATATAATATAGTATGTAAACTAAACGGAAAGGAGCGTGTAGCTTATGCCGAGAAAACCGAGCAGGATTGACTTGTACCTGCACAGCGGTAGTTTTAAGACATACGAGAACACGGACAAAGAGAACGAGCGCGTCAACTGCTTTGTTACGCTGTACAGTATGGCTAAATCTGCGCGTGATGCAACAGAAGAGTGCAATCCCGCTAACCTTGAGAAATGGCGTAAAGCATACAACGGTACGCTGAACGCGCTGAAAGCGGACGGTACTGAAAGTCCTCGTAAATCGAGACAGTTGCGCAAGATGTGTTACGAGCTGATTGAGAGTAAAGTGGACAACAGTATTCCGATGCCTAAAATTACACCGCGATACAAGACTGACCTACCCCTTGTCGAGACGACGGAGAACTTCCTTAAATTTGAGATGGACAGAGTTCTTACTTGGTACGACAATGACAAGAGTGAACGGTCGACATATATCGACGGTACGGGATGGTACAAGGTCTGGTGGGATAGTTTAGACAATACTCACGAGCGGAGCGGTGACGTGAGAGTGTCATTCTGCACTGCTGACCAGATTGTACCGCAGCCTGGTGTGGCCGATTACCGCCAGCTGGAATATATTTTTGAGAGAGAAACTGTATCGACGGCGCGTATTTGGGACCTGTATCATAGATACGTTGTTCCGACACAGCAGGACGGTAACACAGTAGATATTGTTACTTGTTATTACCTGAACAGTGACCGCATCGTCGGTCGATTCTCGTGGGTGGAAGCAACAAACATTGTTATTGCAGATGACGAGGATTGGCAGATTCGTAAATTGCGTAAATGTACGGTGTGTGGTAAAGTATCACCGCAGAGCAGTATTTGTCCTGTCTGCGGGGCGGAGACATTCCGCTACGAGAACGCAGAGACAGAGGTGCTGAGTGAGCCGCTGTATGAGGCGTACAATCCTTACGAGGCGGGAGATACTGACGACGAGTCGCAGAATCAGTATCAGGCTAAAATTTTTCTTGAAGAGGGTACGGAGATACCTTTCTATCGGGTGAGACAGTTGCCGTTCGTACCAAGACCCGCGATAAGTGTACCGAATAGTATCTACGGCGCGTCAGACGTGCGCGTGACACTTGATATGCAGGACGCAATTAATAAGGTCATGAGTAAAGCCGTCGATAAGACGCTCAAATCTGGTGCTGTAGTTACTAAACCTGAGAAAATGAAAGTCGGAGACACGGATGATACGTTCAAATTGTTTGGCGTCAGGTCTGCTGAGGAAGCATCAATGGTTCAGTGCAGACAAATTGTGGCTGATACTTCGCAAGATTTGTTGATTGCTAACCTGCTGTATGACAGCGGTAAGGCATCGTCTGGTATTACGAACAGTTTTCAGGGTATCAGTGACACAACTGCCACCTCTGGTAAGGCGAAAGAGTTCTCCGCGATGCAATCTGCGGGTCGAATTGAGTCACTGAAAGTCACTAAGAGCGCCGCTTTTGCTGGAACGTATGAGTTGATGCTCAAATATTTGCTTGCGTTCAGCGATGAACCGCGTAAATTCGTCAGAATCCTGCCAGATGGCAGTAAAACTGAGGAAACTTGGAACAAATATATGTTCTTGAACCGTGATGATGTCACTGGAGAGGTCTATTACCGTGACGATTTCACGTTCAGTAGCGACCCTGCGGCAACATTCAGTCAGAATAGACTGCAATTGTGGCAGGAGACGCAGAATAAATTCGTTCAGGGGGCGTTCGGTAATCCGAGCGACCCGAGAGTGCTTAAAATTTTCTGGAATATTATGGATTCCTTGCAGTATCCGTTGGCGCGTGTTGCTCTTGCTGGTATTGAGGAGACGGAACAGCATCTTCCCGCCGAGGTGGAGCAGGCAATTATACAGAATCCTCAATTGTACGCGATGGTAACAGCTGCTATGAGCGGTGACGGACGTGGAGGAGCAAGACCTAATAGCGGTCCAGAGGGTAACGGCGCGACGCACGCGGCTAATGTAGAGAGAACTAATGAACGGAACAGAGCGGAAAAGGTGGACGAGGCGTTCTCGCCGCAGACTATATAAGGAGGCGTAACGTATGAAAGTATATAATAACGAAATATACGTCTCGCAGGGTGAAGAAATTACTGTTGATTTCGAAATTCAGAATCCAGACGGCACTCCTTATATTGTCAGTTCCGAGATAGAGAACCCGTATTTCCTTGTTACGTTTGCTAATTCGAGATATACTCAGCAGAATCAGAACAAATTGAATTTATGGTTGCATATGACTCAACCGAGATTTAAGAGTACTAACGCCATAAAATATCCTGAGGCATCGTGGAGCAATTATCCAGACGTAGATTATGGTGATAACGAAGATTACGCAAATTCAGCCTTGTATTATATTGGCGACGATTATCGTTATTTTAAGTTTACTAAGCCAGGAGATGAAGCGCATCAAGGTACTTGGACAAAATACGATGGTTCACATATCCGTTTCACTGTTGAAAGCGAAGACACAATGCGATGGAACGAACAGGAATATTTGTGGAGTATTTCGCTTGTGGATGCCGATGCTTTTGATGCGAATGAAAAACCGACTGGATACCGTATCCTGCAAACGATTTTGTCTCCGACAAAAATGCACGTTACAACCAAACTTTCAGATTAAGGAGGTGGAATAAATGGCAGAGTATAATAAAGTATATGCTTCAATTAAACCTGAATTGCCCAAAGTAATTCAGCAAGAACAGATTTATGTATATGCTCCGAAAAGTAGCCGTGCGGGAATGAAAAGTATCAGCAGTTTCGATATTACTGCGCCAGTAGCTGCTGTACTATACGATACGACAGATGGAATTACTGTTGTTGGCGAGTCATCGTTAGTTAGCGAAGAGGTATCTGGAGAAAAACTAACGCAAAATTTTCAGAGCGAATTCAGAATTCCTATCAAAGCTGTAAAAGGTTTGACGATGGATGCTGATTCGGGTAATGACTTTATTGAGATCGGTGTAGATAAAAATGAACTGAGTAAAGATTTTATTCCCGTAAATAAAACACAAAGTAGCGTCGTTCCCAGGTGTCAAAATGGGCAAGTAAACTGGACACTGGCGACAAGCGCTGTTGACTCAAATTCAATCATGATGCGTGACGGTAATGGTGATACGAAGGCAAATACGATATACGCAACAAGAATAGCGAGTAATAACAATGAACAGACACTCGTATCGGATATTATTGGCGCAACTTCGCAGAGAAGTTCCGATATAGAGTGCAGCGGTGAATCTGGAACTTTACCTAACGGTTATAGTACCTCGGTTAAATTATCTAATTATCCATCTTCTCATATAACAAACAACTATGAAGTTTATCATCGTATGAAAGGGACGTATGATAGTGATCCTTCAGATTTTCGATTTGTTAATCTGAATTACGATGATAACGGAAAATTAGTAGCAAAAGCTATTATTGTAAATAAAGATAGCTTAAACTGGACAAAACGAAATTTAATAATCAGCGGTTCTGGCGGAGACGGACTCGAACAAATCATCAGCGGCGACGCTGGAATTGTCCAACGCGTGGACTACGACGCAGACCTTGGAGCAGAGGTACAATCCACAGCAAAGCTGAAATACACCGATAGCACTGACGGTTCAACCAAAACACAAACATTCCCACTGACCTACAAAATGCCCATTTTACCCGGCAAGTACATCAGCATTGATGCCAACAGCGAAAGCGATGCCATTGAAGTAAAAGTCGATGATACGGCATTGGCACTGGATTACATCAAAATTAATAAAACGGCTAACAACTATGTCCCTTGGTGGAATAACGGCGCGCTTAAAGAACTTGGTGTCTC